AATAACGGAAGTAACAAGGCTACCAACATATGTAGCAATCTTCTCAAGACCGTTTTCTGCAGACATAACTTCAAAGGTATAGATCTTTCTCTCATAATCCTTCTCATATTCTGCATTCTTTGTGATTCTCCACTTGTAGTTGTTTCCATAAACACCACGACCGGTGGAGTTAAATTTAATCAGAGGAAGACATGTCCAGCTATTACCTCCATCGGTAGCTTCAATATCTTCAACGCCAGCTTTAATCAAAGCGTCCATCTCTTTTACTGTGTGAACTGCACTAGTTCCATCAGTAAGTTTATTGGTTGCAGTATCCACGGTAGGAGCAAAACTCTTACTACGGAACATAACCTGAAATACCTGCTTCTGAACATCCTTGGTCTGCTGAGTGATACCATCATCACCGTATACAGGATCACCGTTTTCATCAACAACACCTTCAGAAACGGTAACGTTTGCTGTACGATAGTATACATAAACACCAGAGTTAGCATAAGTTGCATCATCCGGCATAACTCTCATACAATATACAGATGTGTAACCAGATCCAAGAGAAGCATAGGGCATCATAAGCGCCTGACCATATTTCTTATAGTCAGTAGGACCGAATACATTTTTAAATGACTTCTGGTCTTTCATTTTTACGATTTTATTATCAATACCCTTACCAGATCTGAAGACATGAATCGTTTTGATTGTGTCATCAGTTTCTACAGCAGGAGTATCATAAACCTCTGTATTGTCGTAGATAAATGTCTCGACATGAGGGTATTGTCCTTTAGGGACAATCTGGATTGCTGATGCCATAAAATATAGCCCTCCTTCTAAAATTTTTATATATTTGTTTTGGTTAATTACGGGTCTTTCAACAACAATTTACATCTTAATGATTTCTTCAATAGGTGAAAATTGTTCTGTTCCCTTATTTCGTGATCGGTTAATAGACGTTGTTAACATACTATCCATATCCTCGAATGTAAGTGATGAGAACGTAGATGCGTACTGACATATTTGCCTAGTTCCGACTGTTACGTAAGCATATGGAGAGACATTAATATCTCCACCATAAATTTTAGCAAATGGTTCCGAAAGATTAGATGGGTTTCTATAATTAAGTGCTATAACCATTTCTTCAACTTCAGGTCTAACACCAAAATTAACTTTATTAACCATCTTATTTTTTTGGCAGAGTGAAGCTGCCATGTCATATGGTACACTGGAAGGAACCTTTCCATTCATTACCATGTCTAAATACTGTAATGATGACTGTGCATCCTGAATGATTTTTGAATTCATTAATTTCATATTCTTATTATATTTAAGAACCTTACATGGTGTTTCTCCACCAGGTAAGTTGACATTTCTGTTTTCTGAATCATATACATACACAGTTATCTGATACGGTTGTTTCATAACTCTATAATTCTTGAGTTTTCCATTTTCGAAAATTCCTACATAAAATAACCCCAAAGTTTCAATATATGAAGAATAATCGATTGCATATCTTTTACTTTGGTCGAAAAATTCAAGTGGAATATAAAATTCCATATAGTCGGTATCTAGGTAGACATAATTGCTATCTTTACGAAAATAACCAGCCATGAGTCCCTCCTTTCCACCAAAAGTATCCGAGCTTAGTAAACTGTTTTTCAAGTTAAAAATCGGATAAATTGACCGGAGTGAGCATTGTAAACTCACTCCGGTCTCAGGTTATTTTTGCCGTCTTAGGTACTACTTTATCACTGTGTATTGATGCTGTTGGATCCATTCCTAACCGCTAAACACCGTGAGTAGTGTTTCCTCCTATTCGGCTTATTTTGCTCGGCATCTTCCGAGCCCTTGTAATGCATAGGTACAGACACATCCATCAATGGCGGCACAAGCGCGGCCAAATCCCACATACCCCGACCAGAACTAAATCTGACGGGTCTCATCCATCCAAGGCAGCGCAATTATCCGGTTGCCGCAAAGGTCCATACCCTTTGCATTACTTATTTGTTATAGTTTGTATAAAAAAATATTTTTTAATTGTAATTAATGAAGTTTTAACATATATTATTTTAATGGATTGGAGGAAAATATAATATGATATATCCAGATATGTTAACATCTGTAAAATATACAGAGCGTTGTAAAAAAGATTTAAGAGAAAAACCATGTGAAAATGACGATGGTTACATAATTTATATTAAGTCAATGATTAATCATGGAAAAACTGTAGATACTTTAGCGAGTAATGATAAATTTCATTTAATGCAATTTACAGATGCTCATACATTTTTAATTACAAATAATTTACGATTAAAATTTACTGAAGAAGAAGAGAGCTATATTCAAGCTGCAATTCAGCGTTCTTTAAATATGGTAAAAGCATTCAATATTTTAAATCATCCATCAGATGGACCTATGTATTTTGAAGAATTAAAAGAAGTTCAACAACAAGTTGTTTATAGAATTCAAAAAGTAATCGAAAACCCTTATGAGCATATACCTTTAGAGGTTCAAAAATCTATTTCAGACGAAAGTTTATTTACTACAGAAGATGTGCATGATTTTAATTATTTTGTAACTACAGGTGATAAAGAATTATGAGACGTAGAGAATCAAGATATAAATTAGATATAATAACAAATGCAGAAATGGCTAGATGTCGACTATTTACTGAAATCCAACGACCTATACACCCAGGTGGTGGAAGATGTGAAGGTCATGAAACGTATTATGAACGAATGGATAGTATAACTAATAAAACATACAAACCATTTTGTATAGTTGACTATATGAATCATGATGTAAAAATAAATGAAAACTTTGCTAAGTTATATAAGGAATGTGTTAAAAATATATTTCCAGTAATTGAAGCTGAATACCGTTTACTTTTATATATTTCGTTAATTAAAGCAAGTATGGAAACTTCTAGTCGTAATGAAGACGTTACTGAATATATTGGTAAATACTATGCTTATAACTGTGAAGAATTCATGGATGTTTTATTTAAAGACGATTATAAAATAGATATCAATATGTTTGATAGTCACCATCTTGATTGGTGTTGTAATGTATATCTTAAAAACGGTATTAAATCTGTAATGGTCAAAGACATGATCCAAGATCAGTTGACTGATGAAACAGATTATATTGATCTTGAAGTTAAATTTAAAATTGAAGCATACCATACAGAGATGTCCAAACAATCAGCAGATTCAATTAGATCTACATTTAATTTCGATTTTAAATAATATTTTTAAAGATATATTATTTTATTAGAATAATTTGGAGGTGACGCAAAATGTTTAAACGTAAAAAAGAAGAATTGCTTAAAACAAAAACGATTAAGTTCGTTGCAAATATCATACGTAATACACGAGAGCGTATGATTCGTAGACATGAAATGATAAAGGACTCATTAGAATTATCTATCGAATGTAGAAGATGTATCGTTGCATTTCATGACGATATTAGATTAGCAGTTCGTGTACTTAATGGTTTACCAATTCTCGATGATAGCTTTGTTGAGACTGGTGTACTACCTGATGATCCTCTTAACTTATATGCTTATAAAAGTATCTTATGGAGAGGAAGCATGAAATCAGAACCTGTAGATAGTAATATCTATAAAGGAAGATTTATTATGCAAATGCTTATGAGTATAGACCAATCTTTCGATGAAATGATTTGGAAAGAGGTTGAATACCGGGGTAAAAAGAAGGATGAAAAAGAATGTGTTGGTTTAATTTATCAAGTACGTGATTGCCTTGGTAATTTTATTGATATGATTGCGGATAATAATCCGGATTATCGAGATGAATTACTTAAGGTTAATGAACTCATTGTATTTTCAGATAATGAATATTTCAAACGATCAAAGAAAACTCTTGGAGTTGTGAGTAGAGAACTCAATAGATTAGATGAAATGCTTCATCCTGGATTTTTAGATAGTGGAAAACCCAGCGATGATATTGTGATTCAGAATGTATGCTTAATTGCATATGTACTTGCTACAGGAAGTAGTAATGTTAAGAATACATTTATGGTTCCGGAAGAAATTGATATTCGAAATGAAGATGATGTTAAGGTAATGATCGAAGTTTTGGGTAATTGTATTTTATCCAGAAGAGTTTCAACAAGGCCTTATCCGGAAATTTATAAATGGTTCCTTCATTCTCTTCCTAAGATCAAGTATAAATTCAAAGATATTAATTACAATAAATCATTAGCTGAAGGATGTAGAGCATTGAGTTTCGTAAGCTTCTATAGCGGAAGTAAAGAGATTAAGAAATTGATAAAGAAAATGATTTATTAATAGAAAGGAAAGGAGCTAATAACTCCTTTCTTTTTTATTATTTTATTTACATAATTAGTAACGAAAAAGATCGTTAACTAAAAACTATAGTTTAGGAGGACTACACCAATGAGTGAAGTAAACGAAAATGTAAATGTACCTGAAACTAAGACCGTTGTTGTTTATGATGCCCAGGATATCGAACAGGTTTTGTCTATTCTTGACAATGATACTCCGGTTCGTGGTATTGAAACTATGAGACAGGTCGTAAATGTATTTGATGTATTGAAGACAAAGGGTTTTGTGCAACAGGCTCAGACAGAGTTTGATCCTGGAATGCAGCCTATGGAAATGACCCCGGCTGAAATGGTTGATCCTAACGCTCCTACATTTGTTGGTGAAGGCGATGTTATGTATGATGGTAATGATACTGATATTGCTGAAGAAGTTGAAGAAGCCGCAGAAGTCGAACATGTTGATGGTGAAATTGTAGAAGAGTAATGAGCAGCCGGTATTTTTAGTTAAATAAATTATCCCTAGATGGTTATACCATCTAGGGATGTTTTTATTGATATATAACAAGACCTAATCTTACATTTCCATTTATAGGTGTTATATTTTCATGATCTGAAGTATCTACTATTAAACGTTTCATTGCTATAATTCTAATGTATGTTGTAGAAGAATCATACATATATGATGCAAATCCTTGCTCACTTTCAACTACAACTAACACTACTGACGGTCTTGTTGAAACTCCAACATCACTAAATTGAATAACTATCTCACCTCTAGTACATGTTACTACTTTGGAACCTACATAAACAGGTGTTGTTGGTTTACCTGTTAAAGCCGCATAAACATGTGTGTGAGATGATGATGCATATCCAGTATGAGTATGATTTGATGTTGCATAACCACTATGGGTATGGGATGCAGAGGCGCAATAAGTAGAATAATTATTCGCATCCAGAATAGTTCTCCAGTTTTGCCACGATCCAGATGCTTTTGTTCTATGCGATATCTGAGAATCTAAACCACATTTGATTTGTGACATGAAATTGTTATCCCATGTAATATGAATCATATTTGTTGTTTGGTCGCCAGTTGAATTATATGTTGTAGAATAAAATCCATTATTAGATAAAGAATCAATTGTTGAGTATACTACATTCGTTTTAGTAATTACCTTACTATTTAGCTAAATAAAGAATCTGTAAGTCCCGAGAAATATCGAGACTTACAGAAATTTTACTTAACTAAATTCCGTCATGTCATTCGATCACCATAATATACCCTGTAAAACCCGTTTTTCTTATATTTTCAGTGATATATTATTATATTGAATAAATATAAGAAAGAGAGGTTATTCTAATGAGAAAATTTGATGAATTCCATTCAAAGATCATTAATTTAAATCATTCTGAATTTAAATTTAAAGTAGAATCAACTGAAATTCCAGATTATACAAAACTACCTGATAAATAAACGAAAGAGAGGATTTACAAATGACAATTTTTAATTTAGATAATAACTTAGGAACATGCTTACACTTAATAGAAAAAACTGATAATTTTGCTATTTGCATTGCTGTTATGGAAGATGATTTAATTCCTACAGTAGAGAAACTTGGAACTGATGTAAATGATAAGTTTAAGAAAATATTACTATGTAAGTTGATTGAACTGATAAAGGATAGCGCTCCAATTATTGTAATAAATAAATTTACTGAAAATATAATTCAGGCATTATTATTTGTCGATGACAAATCTGGTGTAGTAATACTAACGACGACAAATTGTCTTGTAAGAATTCTTTCGGTATTTAATTATTTTTACGAGTATGGGGTTGTTGATCATAAGATTTTATATTTAAATTACGAAGATTATGTATTTCAAACAAATTTCACACGTTTAGTTGATGTTTTATTGACTAATGCGACGAATGATGAAAGATTAATGTTTGCATCTATTCTTAACAGACCTCATTAATTTGAGGTCTTTCTTTTTTTCCTAAAAATAACCTCAAAAAACAATCTATTTAATATTAAATAGAAAGGCGGATTTGATAGAATGCAAACTTCATTATTTACAGAAGCATCTATGTCCGATTCCTTTATCTATGGTTTATTCAATGCGTCTGGAGAAATTCAGGCACGCACTGTTAAAGCACTGAAAGAAGGAAAGGTTTTAGATAAAAGCTTTATCGAAGAACAAATCATTCAGATAGAAAGAACCCGTATTTCTCCTTTAGTACCTAAAGTCATGCAGGCTTTCGAAGACGGTGTTATCCGTTTAGTATATTGGACATCTACTACTCAGAAGATGACAAAGTCTGTACCATTTGTAATTCATAAAAGTCCAAGTGGTCCAGTTGTAAGTATTTTTGTTTCTTCATTTGGTAAGTTAGATGCAGATAATCTTCGTTTAGATATGCCTATGAAGAATCTGTATATCCTTATGGAATCAGCTTTCTTGGCATATCATTTTCATGTGAGAAGTCAGGTACTTACAAGAAATACGACACTTATGAAAATTACAAATGAAGTATACACCAATATGTTTATGAGAGTATTAAATAGAGATTATGCTCTCTCTTTGGATGTATCACTTCATGATAAGATCTCTTTTGTAATTTCAAAGTTTTTCCTTACAAATATTTGGGAAGCTAATAATAGAGATTTAATTAATAACTGTGCCCTCCAAACAACTACTGAAAAGAAAGCGGAACTTATGCAGCTTATTTCAGATGAGTATGATGCTAAAGATCCTAAAAACATTGAGGAGTTGTTTGCATTTCTTAAAGAGATTTCACCTAGAATGAATAATCTTACAGTAAGATATTTCGTCGAAAGATACTTAAATACTTATGGAGGTTCATCTGTACTTTGTATTGATTATCTTCCTTATGTTATTTTTGCTATCGACAACACAATCGTTGGTGGTTTCTTACTCAGTCAGAATACACTTTCTGATATCGTAAAGAATACGAGAGAAATTAGAAAGTTTTGGCCTGAGATTGCTAAACTTGTATAGGGAGGGTAAAAGATATGAAAAATTTAAAAATGGTTTTCTTTATGAACCGTGACAAACATACAGAAAGTATGAAGCCTATGATTATCTCCACTCTTGCAAGAGCAATATTTTTCCCTGATGGAAAAACACTTTTGGAGAAATGGGAGAGTGATATTAAATCATCTATTGCCATAGTTCATAGTGAAGAAATAACAAAAAATGATGATGGATCATCTTTTAAATGGTCATGTACAACTTTTGGTGATAAGAAATATCAAGTGTCTGCTCACTTTAGACCTAGTATTGCAAATAATCCTACAGTAATTTCTAGTGACGAATCAAGCATTCAGAAAAGTATTACTATTACAAAGAAGGATGCTAGCGGTACTATTACAGAAGAAGTTATTCCTTACGGATCTTCTGCTGGTGGTGTTAAGCAGTATAGATATGCATTTCCATTACCAACTGAATTCGCTAAAGGAAGAACTGTTAATTTTAACAATGCTTCTATTACTATATCAGAAGGTCATGAATCTGATTTTATCAAGTTCCATACATTCCACAACTGTTTCTGTGAATATTCAAATGGTAATTTGTTTGTTTATGTTGATCACTTTAACGGAATGGATGCTGTTGATATGACAGGTTTACCTTATGTAACTGAAGATTTCAATATCATGATTGATGGTTTATTTATTTAAAATAATTTGAGAGTATAGGATTTCCTATACTCTCATTTTTTGTTGTAAAAATCTCTCATTTTATAAGTATATTATTTATTTAGAATAAACTAATGAAAGAGAGGTACTTTGTTATGATTAAAGATGATGTAAGATGTTTAAGTGGAAGTGAATGTAATAATATTATTTATCTGCATACCGATTTTGTTTCTTTCATGCGTAATAATGGAAAATTTCCATCCTTAAAATCTAGAAATAGTAAAGAAAGGAAACTAGCACAGTTCATAATTGACATGGAAGAAGATTTAAAAAATGGATATATGAATCCAAATATTTTCTTTAGATTATGTAGAGAAACTCCTGGATGGAATGGAACAGACGATGAACGAAATATTCTTGCAAATGAATATTATAAAGGAACACCAAATATTTTCATGACATATCGATATCTTAACAGAAGTTTGTATCGTAAAATGAGTTGCGAGTGGATATCATATCTAAGTGCAGAACAAATAGAATTTTTGTCTGATATGTTTATGTATGGTATTAGAATTATACCGTGTGAAGATCCTTTTACATTTACTGAAATTCCTGTTAAAACACCTGAAGACTTTGATTATTTATTAATTGAATTATTAAGACATATTGATCAAGAGAAAGCGGATCTTATTAAGAGATATTATGGATTCTTTTGTAAAAGAGATTCTTCTGTTCATATGAAGGTAGTTCAACCTATTTTGTCCTTCATTCGTGATAATTATTATGCAGGAATTATCCTCAATCATGTACCTCAGTTATATACTGCGTTTCATATTAATCCTAGATACATTGGTATTTCTTATAGAAATGATATATTAGATCCTAATTGTTTTATAAAAGAATATATTTCAACAGATGAATCATTTTTCCGTAGTTCATTGATATTCGATGCCTACGAAAAATGTACTGATGAAGAAAAAGAATTAATCAATATATTCAATACAGTTAGACATGATAGTCATATTTGCTTTTCTAAGATAATTTTCTATAACCATAAATTATATGGAATGACGGATATACATGTCGAATTTCCTAAATCCGTATACAAAGGTTTAAAACAAATTGGCGTAGAGACATATGCTGATGCATTTGTTATGGCTAAGTATAATAGAAATGCATTATTGAAAATTAAAGGTTTAGGTACGAAACGAATAAATCAGATGTTGGAAGATTCATTAGAAGAATTAATGTCAACTAGAGATAAATTCAAATCTCAAATTAACAAAGGAGTGTAACAGTTGTGAATGATAAAGAAAAAACTTTAGTAACTGATCTAGATATCAAGAAAAGAACTAAAAAGCTCCTGATTAAATCTGGATATAAAACTGTGGAAGATATTATGACTTACACAGAAGGACATCCGTATTTGATGAAAGAGATGATAAAGGGGTTTAAAGAAAAAGATGCCGGTGACCTTTATGAAGCATTAAAGTCTGTTCTTGGTATGGCATTATTTGAAGGAAGGAATGTATTAAAATGATTAAAAATTTTATTGAATATATTTTGTTAATGTATTTTCCACTAGCATTAATATTTTCTATTTTAGTTATATCTTTTGATAAGAAGTGGGTGTTTAGAAATAAAATGAATAAATTCATTTGTGAAGATCATGAATGGATAAGCTATATAACCAGTACATTATTTACATTAAGTATGGGTTATCATTTGTATATAGGATTTAAATATTATTAATTTTATTAATGAAAGAGAGGTACTTTTACATGAAAGAAACATATGGTATTTGTAAAGGAAGTTTAATGAGTATACTTAATTATAATAAATCTAGACGTAAACGTTCCGATACTGATAATAAAAAACGATCTTATTATTGTGGCATGCCAAAAAATCCACGATGGATGTTAAAAATAGAAGTTTTATCATTAGTATCTGAAATATATCATTTTCAACCTAATGAAAATAAATGTATGGAAGAAATTAACCAACTAAAACAAAAATATGCAGGTGATATGGAAGTTATAGGTTGGATTGATACCTGGTTAGAACATATAAAAGCCGAAAAGACAAGAAGAGTTTCTCTTCAAGACGTAATAAACAGGCGTTAAGGTTCTTATTGTAAGCCGAGAGAATAATTTAAAAATAATAAATGAGATGTGGTATTAATACCACATCTCCTTCTTTTTTGTTTACGCAAATATAACAGGGAACTTTTGACCGAACTTATCAGTTGCGATCATGGTAGATCTGTTAATAGATAACGTGTCTGCTGTTGAAGGTAAAGGATAATCATCTAATATTTCTCCATCTTCATTTTCAGCGATAAACACTTTTGTATCGTTATCATCATCGACAATTACTTTTACAGTAACTTTTTGGTTCTCGTACTTGATATACTTTTCAGCATCAGAACTTCTGGATTCATAGTCATCCGATGCAAGCATATTAGAAAGAATATCACCGAACATTTCGTCACCATCATTGATATCATCAATACCAAAATCATTTGATCCCATAAGACCATCTGCATTCTGTCCCATGATTCTTTTAAGATAACTTGATGCAAACTGACCCATGTCACCATCTTCACCAGCTGCATTTTTACCAAACTTCTCTTTTTCTTTCATGTTAAGTTCTGCTGTAGTCTTCTTGATATTAGCAAGTTCTTTAACGATATCTTTACAAAGTGATCTTGATGTATTCAAAGTACTAATAAGATCGGTTGTAAACTTTCCGACACCTCTTGCAGAAGATTTCTGTCTGTTTAAGATATCATATCGTTCCTGTAAAGAATCAGATAACTTAGTCTGATCTTTTAAAATATCCTGTAAAAGTGCTACTTCTTTTTCGAAATCTTCAGTATGATCTTTAGGACCATCCTGGTTCTTCTTCTTTTTCTTTTTCTTTTTACCACCGTCTTCTTCACCAAAGAGACTACTTAATTTTTTAAGATTTCTCTTTTCTGTACGAAGTGTAGATAATGCATCAAGCCATTCATTATCACACGGCTCATCATCATCTTCAATTTCAACGGTTTCTTTTTTCTTACCTTCTTCAATTTTTGCAATAGATGAAGGTAATACGAAAGAACTCATGCTCTCAAGCTCATCAAGATCTCTTAAAGCATCATCTTTCTTATATCTGGACGGTACATATTCGTCATCATCATGTTTCTTACCCATAAGCTACCTCCTAATCGATTACGATAGGAATGTCATATGCTTCGCAGATATCATGCTCGATCTTACAACCTCTTGCATCTTTCCAACCGGAAGCAAAAGCTGCCATATCGGCTTCAGATAATTTACCGATAGACTTACTCAAAAATCCAACTGCATTTCCATTGTAGTTTTCAAAGAATGAATCAATGATCTCAACATCGTCATACTTAGACTTAATCTCAGCGATCATCTTCTCTCTTTCTTCCTTAATGAATTCGTCAGTCTTACCTCTCATAGGTTGTGAAATAAATACTTTCTTAGCCATTTTTGGTTCCTCCTTGATAATCTATATAAGTGAATCCTCAATAAATGTATGAGATATTCGTTTACCGTAACCTGTTGCAAGAACTTTGTTCTTTACAACTACATCTTTCTTTTCGTTAGTTTCGGATTCTGCAACTTTATCAATGAATTTCTTCTGATAAGTATACAGTTTTAATCCAAAACGTTTTTCAATGAATTCTGAAAATTGCATTTGAATCACCTCAATAAATATAAATATGACCGTCATTTACGAATTTGTTACACCCATAGTTTTTTACGATATTTTTTGTTTTCACAATATAATAATTACATTATGAAAGGATATAAAAATGGATATCATTAACACAGTCAAACTTGAGATTTATGAATCTTTCTATAATGGCGTTATCTCTGATGAAGAAGTTGACTTTTTATTAGAATCCGTTACTTCAAAAAATGACAGAAAACGTCAGTGTAACTTTATTTTGAAATATTGGGCTAAACCAAGTGGTAAACAACCGTTATCTAAGCAAGAAGCGTTAAAAATAATTAATGAGTTTGAAACAAAAAATAAAATTGATCCAGATTCAAATATTGGCTATAAAGTATTTGAGGCTTTTGCTATTACTAATTATTTGCAATCAAAATTCAATAAATATGTTAATAATTTTGATGATAAGTATATTTCTATTTTTTTGAGTAATGTACAAAATGAATATATTGAAATTAAAGAATTGAGTGAAAAATTAAATAGTTTATTATCTTCAGCAAATTCTGAAGATAAAAAGGATCAAATTGTAACAGATTTCTTAATAGAAAATAGTAAGAAATATGGAACCATTGAATATAGAGAAAGAAATAATAAAGTTTATAAAGTTGAATCACTTAATGTAGTGGTTGATAATGCATTGAAGTTTTGGAATGATAAAAAAATGAAAATTGTATCGGGTGATGGTGGAGGTAATTATTTACTTTATTCACCTATAACTGGAAAATTTTATGATTATGATCACGAATCTGATTCAGGTGAAAATTATAAAAAATGGCTAACTAATGGAGTTTCGTATAAAGATTTTATGAATCATATACGAAACTATAATTAAACATATGTGAATTTTACATTACAAGATTAAGTAATTGATTTTTATAATTGAGAATGCATATAGTATGCATTCTCAATTATTGTTTTTGATTAGTTACTTCACATTTACGTAAACTCATAATTATGAAAGTAGGTTTGATTTATGGGTAAAATTATACCAAAGGATTCGGCGATGCTTGTCGATATCCAATATGTAAAAGAGAATAGAAAAGAAGGTATCCCAGATGTTTTGTATATTGTGTGGAAGGATTTAGATACAAATGAAAAACATGTTACAACTATTCCTAACCCACCGGTAGATATATACTTTGAGAAACCTGAATATCGAAACACACATTTAGATCCTTATGGAGTTCCATACAGTTTAAACTATACTTATCTCGATAGAGTAGAAAAAAGAACTGTTGCATATAAGGATATTATTAATGCTATCATTGAAGATGGTGGTGACGGTCTTAAAGCACAAGCTGCTGATATTTATAAGACCAAACGTTATAGTGAACTTAAGAATTTTTTAATGTATCCATTTGTATATGGCGCTGATTATGACGTAAGAGCATTATATAGATATAAATGGATGACTATGTACGATAATGACAGACCAAAGCCTATTTCAAAGGCATTCATGGATATAGAGACGGACTTTCTTGATGTAGATGGTTTAGCTGACCCAGCAACATGTCCTATTGATCTTGTGACTTTGGTTGATAACGATGAAATGAAATGTTATACTTTCGCTTTAGTAGGTCGAGGTTATGAAGAACGTGATATGACTTATATGACTCAAAGTGAAAGAGATAAAGAATTATATAGAAGAGAATTACATGAAAGTAGACTTAAGCAAGAAGTTGAATTTATTGAAAATCAAGAGTCCATAAAAGAAGAACTTCATCAGATGTTTGATGAGTCATATGGATGTCTTGATTACAAATTTTTCTTCTATAAAGATGAAGCCAAGATGTTAACTCATATTTTTCAGTTGATTAATAAAAGAAAATTTGATTTTGTTACATTTTGGAACTTTGAATTCGACGTGAATTATATCTATAAAAGAGCACAGGTTTTAGGTATTGACCCTAAAAGCTTATTCTGTCATCCAGATTTTCCAGTTCAGGAATGCTGGTTTAAAAAAGATAATTTTCATTTCGATATTAAATCAAAAACAGACTTTTTCTTTAACACAGGATATACGAATTATACCTGTCAGATGAGAACTTATGCAGCAATAAGAAAAGGTCAATCTGAAATTAGATCTTTCTCACTTAATTATATAGGTAAGAAAGTTGTAAAAGACTCTAAGCTTGATTACGGCGAAGAAGGAAGTATTAAATATTTCCCCTATCGAAATTATAAGAAATACTTTATCTACAATATCAAGGACGTTTTACTTCAAAAAGGTATTGAAGATAACACAAGTGATATGGAAAGTTATTATGCTACATCATATCAAAACATCACACCGTATGATTCAGAGTTTAAACAAACAGTAAAACTTCGTAACTTCCAGTATTACGATTTCTTAACATCAGGAATGGTTCCTGGAGAAAATGTGAACTTAACACCTTTTGGGCAACCTGATGAGGAACCAGATGAAGATGATGATGATGAAGGTGGAGGACGTAAAGTAGGATTTGAAGGGGCACTAGTTGGAGACCCAAGATTAAATCTTCCGACAGGAATGGCTCTTTATGGAAATAAAAAGACAAATAATATATTCCAATATGCTATAGATATGGACATGGCATCCTTCTATCCTAGTACTATATTCGCAATGAATATTGATCCGAGTGCATTACATTTTAAAACAATACTTGATGCATCTCAATTTGATATTCTTGGTGGGGATAAGAAAATCCATACTTATACTCATCTTCGTACGCTTCATACTGAAGCATCCGACTTCCATGATGATGTTGCAAAAGAGGCATTTGATAATTTCCAGACTAAGAACTGGTTATCAACAGGAAGAAAGTGGTTTAATCTACCTTCAATGGATAAACTTTATAGAAAAGCTTGCGAAGAGTTAGGAGCGTGATATAATGGCAGTTACTGTAGAGGATTTACTTACTGATATTGAAAAACGTATGGTTGCTCTTGGCTATGAAGATTTTGAAGAACTCTATAGTCAAGATCACGATATACAAAGTTTAAAAGAATTAAAGCGTAAGCTTATGGATGATGCTAAAGCGTTGCGTGAAGAAAAGAAATTGAAAACACGGTGGACTAAAGAACTTAGAGACGTTTTAGTAAAACTCTCAAAAGTTTATAAGAAAGATTTTTATATTTATAATGGGTCTATCGTGATACCAGGAAAAATATCTCAAGAATCACTTAAAGGTAAATTCATACTTACAATTAAAGATGAATTCCAGGAGTGTATTAAACGAATTTTATTTAACGATGAAGAAAATAGAATGATTTTTATTCGAGAATTATCGGAATTTAAATCACTTATTGATGAGTTTTTAGAATGTGAAGAAGCAATCTTAACGGCTGGTGTTGAACGTAGCATAATCGAAGTTTGTGACATTAATAAAACTCTTTTAGTTAAAGATAAAATGGATATCGAATTAGAATCAATTAAATTAGATTCAGAAAAGTTCAAACCACTTGAAATTGATGATACTGATGTAGACATCATTGGTACAAAGAAGTTGTTTGAAATGAAGTACGACGGATATCCACCAATTGAAGGAAATATTCAATTATTTCCATTTTATAACGAAAAAGATAGACCTGATGTAGAGTTTATGTGTGGTGATTTTGAAAAACGTGGTTTAATCACATTATACTATGCAAGGTTTCATGTAGATTATCAATATTTTGATATCTATTTTAAGATTTACTTTTTTTAGGAGTTGATGAAAAATGTTAATGCGTGCTGTAGCAACGGTAACGCACAGACCGTTCATTGGAAAAAAGAAAATCCATAAGATACGGTTTCAATACATACTTCCAGAGGGTTCGGAAAAAGAACCCTTTGAGAGTATAGGAATGCGTATTATGGCATATAAACAAAGAATTCCTATACATGAATTTGATAGGGTAGAAATAACTAGTATTGAATATCCTGTACATTTGGTTGATTCGGAATTATTCATTGATCTAGCTAAAGAATTAATAGAAAAGGAAATTATAGTATGAAAATTTATGAAGCAAGTTGTGTTTTCGTTCCTGTACGAAGACCAGACTCATATTCTGAAAATAAGTTAGTTCAGTTTTTCCAAAGATTGAATGAAGAAAAAACTGAATTCTATATCAGTGCACACGTATTCGTGTATGATCATGAAAATGAAAAAGATATCATAAATGGTGTTTTAACACAGCATTTTATGACAGAAGTTCAAAATATTGATTTTAGAGGGTACAAGTATTTACCTACAAAAGTATCGTATAAAGAGATTTCTCTTGATGATGTTAGAATTGTATGTATTGAATCTAGTAATCAATGGATTCGATATGTTCGTTTATTACGATATCCTGACTTTGATTGGGATAGATATGTTCTTATTGAAGAACCTTTAGCTTTAAAAAATGGAACAAAACTCAATCTTGGAAATTTGACGATGTTCCATAATAGAGACTTTAGTGGGATTAATACTGAAGTCAATTTGGATGAAGTGGTTTATACATTTCATGGTACGGATGAAAATGGTAAACAATTCCAATCACAAAAGAATGCTAGCAAACTCAGGTATGATGTTTTAGATCCAGTGTTTAATAGTCCTGAAGAAGAATTGAGGTTTTTAAAGAATGAAGAAAAATCCGTTTAACGAATTATTTCATCCTGAATCTTTCTATGCTGATTTATTTTGTCATTGTAAACCTGAATTTAGTCAGAGAGATTCATACGATGAAAGAATTAAAAAACATTTCATGAATTTAGGACTTGAAAATGAAAAAACTGCTGGAATTATAGGAAATATAAAAATGGAATCTGAAATGAAACCACAGTTTGAAGCAGTTAAATTAGAATTAAAACCAAGATCATTAAGTCCTGAAGATATAGAAACTATTCGAAAAGCTCAAGACCGTTTAACATCGCAAATTAATGGAGTTTTAGGAATGGTTTGTCTAAGTGATATGTTTAGAAATGACGAAGAGGAGAATAACTAATGGAAAGTATTTCAAATATCAATATCGATGGAAAAGTCGAAGATAGAATTGCGGATGAACTTGCAAAACTTGCTCTTGAAAGAACTACTGATGAGCAATTAACAACTATGATTAATAACGTTATTCATGACAAATTCGATGCTGAAAGAAAGCATACATGGGGAAACGATGTTAATCAATCATATAAACTGATTTTACAGAAATATTATCAGAAATTAGGAGAGAGAATAACAACTATTCTTGAAACTGAAGACAAAGAAAAAGAAATTGACGAAACTGCTAGACGTATTATTGATAATGCAAGAGAAGCATCTGAAAGATATCTTACGGAAGCTATTGCAAAACGTATGTGTATGATGCATACTGATTTTGCAGGTGATTGGCAAAAGATGGATATGACTATTTTTGTAAATGATGTTATGAATAATCATTTACAAAGAGATCATATGAGATAATATGGAGGTTAAATATGCCTTTTACATCAGAAGTATTAGACAATGTAACACAGTTTTGTAAAACACGTTATGATCAAAAAACGTTTGAACATGCTAGACGTGTTATGATATATGCTAGTCAAAACGTAGATGTGTATAGATTCCTTAGTGAATATACAACTATACAAATATCATGTACTGCACTTTTACATGATATTATCGAAGATACTAAAACATCGTATGATGATATCAAGAGTTATCTTTCTCAATCCGATGATTTATTCGATTGGGAAATTGAAAATCTTATTAGTAGTTTAAGATTATTGACTCATGATAAGAAAAGACAAACTTATGATGAATACATTATAAATATATCAAATAAACGATCATTTGATGTGGTTGCTTATGCTGTCAAAATAGCAGATATGAAAGATCACTTATCTCTTCATGAGACGTTAACAACTAAGCTTAAAAATAAATATGTAAAAGCGTTGGCTGAATTATTATAAAAAGTTTCCCTAGTCTAGATAATCTAGACTAGGGATTAATTTTATTCATCTTTATTATCGATTTTTTCTTTAATCTCTTTTAATTTCTTTGCAACATCATCGATCTCATCTTCAGCTTCATCTTTAGTAATGAAACCTCTCGTTTCTTTCTTTTTAATCGCTTCAATCTTTTCTTCAAGCTCAGCAATTTTATCAGCCTTAGTATCTACTTTACCAGATTCAAGAACAGCATTGAGATCATTTTTAATTGCATATAAATTATCGAGGAAACTCATTATACGATACCTCCTTATTTTCTCTGAATTTACAATAATGTTTTTATTATCTAATTCAACTGGCTATGCTTGTTATAAAAAACATTATCGTAAACCAAAAATAAGAAAGGATGGTATAAAACCATGAGTAAAGATAAAACTTTATTTGGTTTCATAGGTAATGTGTGTAAGCAGATTGCTGATGGACAGAAATCTGATGATGGTTCTCCTATTGCTACTGAAGCTGATGTAAGAGCAATTGTACAGGAGATGGTAACCGCTAATTTTATTAATGGGGCAATTGCTAACGAAAATGCAACTACTCCTACTGCAGAGACTGTTGTAGGTGAATATTTCATCTTTGGTAATGGTACTCCTCTTACTATTAAGGAAAGAACTGATGGTGTTGAAGGATGTATTGTTGCATGGGATGGCGGAGAATTTTTGGTAGACACTTCTATCGTTACTACTGTATTTGGTGGTAGACATGATGATGAGACACCTACCAATTCTTCTATTACAATCGAAGGTGGTACTGTAAACCATGTTATCGGTGGCGGTCTTCATAAGGCATATACCGTAAATTCTAAGATTGTTATGAATGGTGGTACTGTAAGATCTATCCGTGCAGGTGCATGTGATCAGTGGATTGGTGATTGCAGCTGTGACAATGTTAAGTATGGTGGTCCTATCGAAGAATCTTGGTGCCGTGTTGATAACGGTGAATTGATTCTTAATGCAGGTCATGTTACATATACCGTATTTGGTGGTAACAATGGATTTGCAAGAATCAAGAATACATCTATTACTGTAGGTGAAGGAATGGTAATCGACGAGTATTTGTATGCTGGCGGTGCAAACGGATCTATCGAGAATGCTAAGCTGGTTATCAATGGTGGACAGATGAAGACTGTTGCAGGTTGCTGTAGAGGAATTATGGATACAATCGATATTACTGTAAATGGTGGTACTATTGAAAGCTTGTTTGCTGGTGGAGATGTTCCTTTTACTGGATCTCCTGAAGCTCCTAATGGTAGCGACAGTCATGGTAAATTTAATAAATCAACCGTTGCTATTAATGGTGGTGAGATCGGTCTTATCGCTGCAGGTGGAAATGATTACGTTGTACTTGAAGATGACGCTGAGTGTGTTGACATTGTTGACAATCGCTAAAAATAATGAAGAGGATGGAAATTCCATCCTCTTCATATTTATACTACTTTATTATCTCCATTATATGAATCTGTAAGTCCCGAGAAATATCAAGACTTACAGAAAACTTACTTAACTAAATTCCGTGACAACTTCACTATCACATCTATTTTAGATTAATACAAATCGTGATATAAATTATATCAATATTTTACTTATTTATTTTGTAGAAATATATTATTTCTATGAATAAAATATAGGAGGTACTTACAATGGATGTAAGAATTCAAGTTGGTGACTATGTAAGACATTTCAAGAGAGAAACGCTCTCTGAAGAAGCAAAGGAAATACCTATGTATTTATATAGAGTATTAGCTATTGCTAAACATACTGAAACAGGGGAAGAACTTGTCATTTATCAGGCACAATATAATGATAAGCAAGTTTATGCTAGACCGAAAGATATGTTTTTATCAGAAGTTGATAAAGAAAAATATCCTGATATTAAACAAAAATATAGATTGGAAAAGGCATCTCCTCTTGAAGTTGCTTTGTGCGTAAGTAAGAATTGTAAAAGTATGGATGCTCTTGCATCTTTAGTATCTTTTGTGAATGGATTAGATCATGAAATTTAAGGAGATAATATGAAACTAAAATTATTTACAGTTCAGTATCCTGATGTTCTTTATAAAATAATGCAAAATGGTTATTATAGAACGGATATGTCTAAAACAGATTCATTCTTTTCTGACCATTATGGATTTATGATTGAACAAATGATTGATAGACATGTAGAATTTCCCAAAGGATTTTCAGACCCTTTTAAAAACCCACCAGTATGGGCTTGGTACATATATGATGGTGAAAACAAAGTTCCTGATAATTTAGAAACTTGTGGTGTTGGTGTAGCAGGAGAAGAATATGTCTGTATTGAATTTGAAATTGAAGAAGATGATGTTTTATTATCTGATTTTGATGCATGGCATAACGTCCTTAATAATTCATGGTATGAAGGAAGTTTATCAGAGCCTGAATATGATGCATTACATGAATGGTATGATAGATTACCTGGTAAGGAGAAAGAAATTCTTAAAACTATAAGTTGGGAACGAATTTTCGATATCGAGAAGTTTAAGAATGAATGGACTTCTAGAGGTTTTTATGTACAAGGTACTATTTGGGAATTGCGTAAGGAAATGATTACTAATGTACGTAAATTTGTAGCAAAAGAAATGGAAGAATAATTCTGAAATTTAAGAGAAAGGATTTATTTTGTCAGTAGATCCTTTCTTTTTTTGTAATAATTTTCAATTTAAAAAACTACACTCATTTAATCATAGGAACTAAAATGAGAAAGGATGGTAATTAAAATGGCTTTAATAACAGCTGAAAGATTACATCGATGGAAATGTCTTTTTTGTGGTTCTAAGGATAAAAATATTATGTCGATTAGATTACCTATAAGAAAATCAGTCTCAAAAAATATTGATCCAAGTAATTACACTGAAGGTGTAAAAATAGTTACTTGTAGTCAATGTGGTAAAACTGAAATATTTGCTCATTCAGCATTAGCGATGATGGGTGTACTTACAGGTGATACCGTAACGATAGAAGAATCTGAAGAATTCGTAAACAAATTCCATGAGATGAACCATATTGATCCTAAGATCAATCCCCATGCAATACATGGACCAAAAATTAATAACAATGAAAATACCTAAAATGAAGGTTAAGATACTCGGATAATTTCGTAAACCAAATAAGTATGAAAAGAGGTTGACAAATTTTGAGTATTGAAAATGTAACAAATGTAGAAGATTCTTTCTTGTCTCAGGTTCCTGTGGCATTACTTGAAGAAAATATTTTGACTCAATTTCGTAATCCGGATAATTTCCGTATGGATTACATTGCATCATTCATCAGTTCATATAAGTACTCTTTGGGTATGATTGAAGATGACGATGAAAAAATGGAACTTGTATCTCAGCATGATGAGTTCATGAATTTTATGCAGGATACATTATTTGAAAAACTTGGAATAGGAATAAATAATTTTGGAGAAATGTCTTATGAAGAACAGGAAGATCTTGTTCATTTTGTGTATCGTTTCTTCATTATTAATATGAAGCAGAACTTCTTTAATTTATTCCTAAATTATATCAACAGAAATAAGGAAATGCTTCTTGAAAATGCTGTGAGAAGAAAAGATGTAACATCTCAGGCTTTTAAGAGAGAACTTCCTGAGGAAGATACCATTATTCTTGCAAATCTTTCTGACATTATGAATTATGTCATTAATGATGCAGAATTAACCGTTGACGATTTCTTGGAACTATGTGAAGGAGAAAGTCCTTCAACTGAACTGACTTTAATGTCAGAATATTACGATGATTTTATAATTACTGGTAATTTCATTGAACGTTATACACGTATGTTAAGAATTCCTATGCGAATTCGTATTGAAGGCGATATTCGAAATCGCATTTTGAAAAAGTATAGAGAAGAAAATCCTCTATTACCTCGTGAAAACCAAGATACAATTGAAGAATAGACATATAATATTTTCATGAGAATAATCAAAGAAAGGATTGGTGGAACCTAATGTGGGGAAACAACGCTAACAGATTAAATACACAGAATGGTAGCAATGGATTAAATGTGAATACAAGGATTAAGAACTTTTCATCCGATGTATCATCACTGGCAGCTTCATTTTGGAACCAAAATTTTAGTATTACAATTAGTCCGGCTATTGGACCGGATGGAAATGGAATCATGCAATATGATCAGAATCGTCAAGGTAAAACAGCATTAACTTTGGATGCTTGTGAGGCATTGGTTGCTCAGTTTAATGAAGTAATATTGCCTGTTTATAACAGCGTAGTTTTGAATGGAGAAACATGTCCTGAATCTCTTGGTGTTACTGTAGAGACTGGTCGTGATCCTAAAAGAAACATCGTTGGAATTGAAATGATGGCTCCTACCGATGGTAGTGAGATTCCTGATATGTATTTCGTTTACTATGGAATGGTAGATGCTAATAACATTGCATCTCCTGCAAGCACTTTCAAACATAAGTTTGCTAAGAGAGCGATCAGAATTGATTACAACCCTAACACAGGTGTTGCTAAGAAGGAAACATATGCTAATTCAGACTTCAATCTGTTTATGAATATGATTTCTAAGACGGAGTTGTTGCTCCCTTATTCTGAGCATGTTCGTAAGTACTCAAGTGAAAGATCTAAGTCTTTTACACCAAACAATGGAAATTCTTCTTATTCCGGTGGAAATAATAGTTACAACAATTATCAGAGCTCTGGCGTATCTACAAATTTTGCATCATCCCCTAGTGGATTTGGCGGTGCAGGTTTTGGAATGCTTGGTGGAGCACTTGGCGGTGACGCTGAAGAATTACCGTTCAATTAAAAGATTTCTGAATGAGGAGAAGGTCGAAAGATCTTCTCCAATTTCTTTTTTGTGAGGTGATATAATGATAGAAGGATCTAAAGACCCTGAAATTAACCGTATACGGTTTAGATCATCAAACAAGATGTTTCAAAATTCATCTTGTATTTTTGTTGAATATATAGACTGCCTTCAAATACCTTGGTTTACTTTCCTTACTTTTTTTAAGGAAGAAACTAAATTTGACGAATTATTCAACATGAATGAAATACGATACCTATCACCAAGAGCATTACTTGGATGGTACTTTAACAGAAAAGAAAAAAATCCTTTAATGGAGTTATTAAAAGATGATAAACATATTTCACGTGAAGAGATGGATTCAATGTTAGCTTCTATAGTTAATACTGAAGAAATATTTTTCAACGTAAATATAGATACAAATATTCATCCTATTATTGGTAATTTGATTGCTAATGAAATTACAAAAAAGATAATTGTATATTATCCTGAAGAAAATGAATATGTTAAAAAAGACGTTCATGATAAATTTGGAGACTATGCAGAAGTTGTGTTTGGTGATATAAGACAAGTTCTTCAAAAGGTTCCTAAAGATACAACATATTTCTTTTCTGATGTTATGCATTTATTAGTGATGGAAGAATTGAAGAAACTTGATTTTTCAGCAATTATGATTCCAAATAACTACAGATATAATTTTGTGGATGATGATAAAAAAGAGTATCTTGTTAATATGAAATATTTATCCGAAAAGTATGTATTCAAATGGGGTGTATATTCAGTTGCTTAATTTATGATTAATCGTAAAACACCACCATAACAATTTTATCATAAACGGAGGTACACAATGTCAGAAAATCGTATGACATTCATTGATTCGGTTATTAAACATGACCCTGAAATCAATGTAATCGAAAAAGATATTATGAATAGCAGAATCGCTCAGGTATTTGATCAGATTGCTGCTACTTTACAGAAATCTTTAGGACCTGTGGGTGCTCATGCAATTATCTCACAGTCACCTAATTATCATGTAACAAAAGATGGTTTTACCATCATGAAAAACATCCGTTATAATTCAGAATATGGATATGTTGATAACGTTATTGCCGGAATGATTTCCGACATTTGTGGTAGACTTAACTTTGCAGTTGGTGATGGAACAACCAGTGCAGTTTTGTCTGCAAATTCTATGTATCAGATTTTCAATAAAAGAAGTTCTGATATTCGTGAAATGTTTTTCTTGCCCAGAAACGTTTTGGCAAGAATGAAAGAATTAACAGAGATTATCGTTGAAAAGTTATCAAACAAAGCTGTTGATATCAGATCACTTTCTATTGATGAAATGTGTGAATATATTAGACAGGTTGTATATGTATCTTCTAATGCAGATACTGAAATGACTGATACTATCGTTAATCTTTACAGAGAAATTGGTTTCCCTGCAATTTCTGTAGTTAAAGCTGCAGATGGAATTACAAAGGGAAAAGTTGTTGAAGGTTTTATGTTTCATGCAAAACTCATGGACAGACTTTATATCAACAGCGATGATAATTGCCAACGTGGTAAAGACTATGATGTAGTTATTCTTGACCATAAAGTTACTCTTAACTTTTACAAGAATATTCTTCGTCCTTTGTCTTTCATGTGTAAAATGCGTGGCAGGAAACTTATTTGTATTGCACCTAATTATGATGAGGTTGCTCTTCAGGGTGACATTCTGAATGATCTTAATGCAGAATACAGAAATACAAAAGATATTAACTTGGTACTCATGGGTTATCGTGCTACAAAGAATTCTGACCGTAAGAGAATTCAGGATTTAGCTATGCTTTGTAATACACAGGTTGTTACACAGAGTGTAGAGTCTGAACTTATGAAGCGATCAGAAGTAGTTCTTAGCGGTTCAAGTGGAGATGTGGATATTAATAGATTCCTTGAATTTATTAACATTGATGAACGTAACATCCCTGGTATTAAAGTTATGGAAGTATCTGAAAATCAGATTCTGTTTGTTGATTACTATGATGGATACGAACCTGTTGTTAAAGTAAATGAATCTGATTTCGACTTCAGACTTGGTTACTGTGGTGCAGCTGATTTATATCCGGATAAAGATTCTATCTTTACAAACTTTAAGTACGATGAAAGTCTGTATGAAAAGTATGTTTCGGATGCTAAGAAAGAACTCGATGATGCTATCGAGAAATATAAGAGACTTGGTACATTTAACTTTGAGACGGATGATGCTCAAAGACGTTACCTTGGTCTTAAACTTAAAATGGGAACTATTGAAGTTGGTTCCACTACTGACTTTAGTCAGGAATTTTTAAGAGATGCTATGGATGACGCAGTTAAAGCTGCAGAATCAGCATACAGAAATGGAGTTATCCTTGGTTGTCATTCTTCATTGCTTGCAACTATTCGTGAAGAAATTGTAAATGGAGATTATTCAGGAAAGGATAAATTCCTGCTTCAAACTATGTTTGATGCTTTCCGGTATGTAAGAAGTTGTGTACTTGCAAATGGATTTGATGATTGTGAAATTGAGATTACTGATATTGAAAGTCTGGATGATGCTATGTACGCTATCACTGAAGGACTTGGAATTGAAGTTCGTTTCGCACATGATGAAAACACATTTGACGGATTTATGGAACATTTATCAAGTGTTGTAAATCCTGGTACACATATGAAGTTATTTGATTTCATTAATGAAATTGAGATTTATACCGGTACAGCGCTTGATCTTGATATGAGTGATACATTAAATCCTCACATCAATTTCAATACAAGAGTTGTAAACAGTGCAGCAACAGACAGAGAGATTCTGATTGCTTCATCAGATCTTGTAAGTTTGCTTACCACTGGTAATCAATTAGTAATTTCGAGAGGAAATTACGGAATGTAAAATGAGGTGGATATATGGACAGAAACCTTTTAAAGGTAGATGATCCGACATATCAAACCTTAAGTGATTTTATTCATCACCCATTTGGTGTACCCTTCACAGATGTTGGAGAAAAGCTTAATCCGAAATATGAAAAGTTTAAATCTATGATTTCTGTTGCAGGGTACTCCATTTTGGACGATTCCTATTATATTCACATTAAGGTTCCGTCAGAATCATCACCTGGAAAATTTTATGATGTAGTCATACAGTTTATGCCGTATACTGAAACTATGAAGAAAGAACATATGCTCGATAATTATGTAATACAGTTCTTTTCCAATAGTCCAAGTTTCATTTATAAATATGCGGCATTATATAAACTTCATGGCTATATGATTGATGCTCTTCAGGAAAAATTGGATCCTGAATATGCAGATCGATTACCTGAATTATCAAACTCTGAAATGAAACTTATGTATGATAAATCTATTTATTTTGCAGTTAAGTTTCTTTACGAAAATTGTCTGACATATTTGTCTAAATCTGGTCTTCGTTACACCAAAAAACTTGAGTTTAGAAATTTGGTAGATTCCATTGTGGATAATAAAACATCTTTAAAGACATCAGCTTATGATGTTGAAAAGAAAGCTATTGCTGAAGGAAAAGCAGATACTTCAAAAATTCAAAAAGAAATGAAGCGTCTTTTTGGAAATAGATCTGGAAATAATATTCATCAAAAGAAAACAGCAGTAACTTCTACATTTCCTGGATCATCAGGTATTAAGCATACTCCTGTAAAATCAAAAAATACAGGTAAAGCTAAGAAAGGAAAGGTTACATCCACAACGTCTACGAGGAGAAAGTAATATTATTTTGATTTATTCAAAATAGGGATATATTATTTATTCGTAGTACCAAAATAAAACAAGGAGAGACAGTGATGGGACGAAAAAAACGATCAGAAATTGAAGCTGAATTATTAGCAGCGAACGGGTCAGACGGACTTGCAAAACCTGTGATTGACAGGGCGACGATTAAAGCTCCTATTAACGTCTGGGTTCAGACGAAAGCAGAAACATACCTTGAGTATGATGTTCAGAAGTGTATTATTCATTTCGATAAGATATTCGGTATTAAGAAGCTTGAAGCTTATAATCAATTTATTATTAAGAAAGATTCATATTCAAACCAGTTACCTATTATATGTAGATATCTGAATTTCTTTATTCATGAATATGATATTGAACATGAACTTTTGATGATATACTTAAATCTCAAGTTCTCTATTGATAATGAAGATGGTGATATCTATTTCAGTGGAGAGAACCAGCTTGAAGCATTTATTGAGTATATCTATCAGGTGATGTTTACCCCATCTATCATTGCTAAGATACATAATCTGGTAGAAGATAATTATCTTGACGATATTGAAGTAGATGATGGTTCTAAAAAATACCTTACCAAGGAAAAGAAACATTTGGAGTCTTTGGAGTTTACGAATGAACATATCAAAACACTTCTTAAGATAAGTTTTGGTATTAAGATGATGACTCCTATTATATTCCATTATCTTGGTAAAAACAAGATTATTGTCAATAAGACTACTCCTCATTTGTATAATGCATTTAAAGGTTTATTCAAAATCTTCAATGATACTTGTGATATGTATAACAAACTTTTTGTGTACGTAAAAACGAAAGTAATGGAGAATAAGTCTAATAATGACAGAATGTATCAGCAAAGAGAAATTCTTGGTGTTGATGAATTTACTGTTATTCATCGATTTACAAGAGTTGTTCTTATAAGTGAAAACATTGTAAAGTTTAAGTTTAATGAAAACTGGGATGCATCTGCTAAGAAGTATAAAGAGAATGTGACCGGCTTTATTAAAACGATTATTAAATATCAACTTATGTATTTCATTAAAGAACAGCACAGCAAAGGATTTACAGAGCTTACTTATGCAAGAAATGCGGATGGATTATCAGGCGTAGATAAAATGGAAATGCAGTTAGAGAAGCTCGATGAAGGTGCGATTATTATCGCGAAAGAATCTGTAAATAACGAGGTAGATAATCTGATTAAGGAATATGGATTCACTATTACGGATGAGGAACTTGATTATTATGTTAAGAATTTCAATATTCAGCCGTTACATCAGCAACTTATCATGTCGTTGTTTGCATCAAATTTAGGATCATTTAGAAATACTTTGGGTATTTCTCGTGTTAACTTTATTAAGTTAGCACTTATCCTTAAGAAACGAATTCTTAGAGAATCCGGTTTTGATAATACGAGTGTGTTTACAGATAGAGTAGCACTTCCGTATATTTTAACAGGTAATATCAAAGAAAAGATTAATACGCGTTTGATTAGAAACGCTAAATTTAAAGAGGACTGCGAAGAAAGTTATATTATCGAAGACCTCTTAAAAAATAAGTATAGATATCTGGAAGAAATCGACAAAGATTGTATTATGGGAATTTTATCGACTATCAATAATACAGTATTTACATATTGCTGTTATGAAAATCCGGACGTATTCGGACAAGAGATTGATGTTGAGAAAAATTCAATTACAGATGAACTTGGTTTCTTCTTAAGAACTATTTAACTTGGTAACGACCTCATGGATTACTAGATAATAGTATCCATGAGGTTTTGTATGAAAGGTTAGTGAAATAATATGGGAAAAATTTTAGATAAACTTTTTAAGAAAGAACAACCTAAAACTGAGAAGAAAGGTTATTTGTTAGTTGTTACTTATGAAACAAGTGAACATGCTACAGTTAACCATGTCTTCAATAGGGAAGAGAAAAAATTTATTCGTAAAAAGATCTTTGCTGCAAACACAATTGCATCAGAATCATATTTCTCTGATATCAATGAAATGATTGACGAAATCAATAATCATAGAGAATATAAAAGGTTTCTTGCAGGTAATAATGTAACTACGATTTTGTATGTAGAATCTACAGTTACATTAGTTGATGGTACTTATGTAAATAAGACGACAAGCGTACCATTTTTCTATGTGCCTTCAAGATTAAAGCTTGAGGTAAATGAAAGTAAAATGAATAAGAATTGAGGTAAAACAGATGAATCCGTTATATACATCCGAAACAAATATTTTTGATAAAAATAATTTTGGATCTGCATTATATATGCAGACTAGTAAATTCTTTTTATTAAAGAGAGGTTTAATATCTACAAGTGTGATTATTGGAACTTTTATCATCTCATTTTTATCTGTAGTAATACTTGATAAAGTGGCTCCATTTACATTACTTAAAACTACATGGTTTAAGTTATTTAAGATATGGATTTTGATGCTTCCAATTATTGCTGCTATTGCAGATGCACACTTGACCATAAAGGTACTTAATACCCTTCGTCATTATGATGAAAAAGAGAATCGTCTTATGGGAGATGGAAGTGGTGAACCGATGTCATTACTTAGTGCAAATATAGTATTTTCTCAATATCTTTATTGTACAGGTATGATGGTAATGCCATTTGTCTCTATATGTATGATATCTTTTATATTTACTCATGATATTGAAATTTCAGGATGGATGAGAGTATTATTTTATATAATACTTGATCTAACATATGCAATGTATTTCAAAATTGTAGTTCTTCCAAAAGAAGAAGATGTATTAAAAAATGCATTTATTACTATCTTGAGAAATGAAGGATTGAAATATGACGAACTGATAGATTGCTCTGCAATTGTAGCACGTAATGCTAAAAATTATATCGGTAAGAACGGAAAACTGATGTATAAATTACGTAAAGACATGTCTAATTTTAAAACACTTACAACGTGTTATGGACATGGTATTGTAATTATGGGCAGGAAAACTTGGGAATCTATTGGTTGTAAACCTTTACCTCATCGAACTAATATAGTAGTTACTACGAATAAGAAAGTAACTTGTAAGGATTCAGAGTTGAAGCCTATTGTAGCAGGATCTATTGAAGAAGCATTAGCAATTGCATATACTATAAATTTTACTGATCGACATATGATTGCAGATAATATCTGGATTATTGGTGGTTCAAGTATTTATAATGCAGCTATGCGATTTACCCGAAATATATATGTAACTTTAGTATGCGATGAAACTGAAGGAGATACAACAATGGTATTTCCTAAGTATGATTTTCTTCCCGCATTCATGTCTGAATCTATTCAAGATGGAGACTATGTTACATATCAACAAATTTTCGTAAGACGAAAAAATGGAGAACATGTAGATGGAGACATTAATGAAACAACTAATTCATAATCCTCTTAAGGTTCATGAATTTATTAACCTTATGGGTGAATATGGTTTACCATTTAGAATGCCGTTTTCTAAAGCTGCAGATTTTTATGTAACACTTGGACAATCTGCAGAAATATCGACTATTCTTATGTGTTTTCCATCATGTTTTGAAGTTGGAGAGTATGTATTAAAAACATACTCTCCTGATGTTTTGCAAGATATATCTGATAACCGAATGCCTGCTAAATTATTACGCAATATGAATATGCGTGATATATTACTAGAAGTAATGCAAGGTATTTATATAAATTATTGGGAAGTTCATACTGTATTTGAACTAGGATCAGTTCAAAGAAATATGTTACTTATGCTTTCCAAGTATGGATATATTAATGATGCTGTAATGAAACCTGAAAAATTTATATTTCACCATACTTTATTGGATGCTACAGCACAACGAGGAAAAGCTATTAAAAAGAATATAGATATTGGGAACGGATTTAAAATTCCAGTATTTTATTTAAGCAGATCTATTATTCCTTTAGAGGGTAATGCAAAAATCAATGCTTATATAGCATATAAAAGAACATATGGCATTATTATCAATAATCCAAATGAATGCTTTTGGAGGTTAGACACATCATTCGATGTTGTTGATTTCATGCCAAAAGAAGATGTTGAAAAATATTTTCTAACATATCCGACAGATACTGATTAATTTCAGTATCTGTTCTTTTTGTAGTTTTGAAAGGACAATTTATTAAATTTTTTAAAAAGGAAATTACAAATTATGACGAATAAGGAAATTAAACAAAAATTCCTTGACCGTTTATTTGCAAGAGACATGTGGGTTAAAAAGGTTAATGAAATACAATACCTTACCAGATGTCCTTTTTGTGGCGATAGTTCAAATCCGTCACACGGTCACTTCTATATTAAAGTAGACCTGTCGGATAATAGTAGTATTATGTATAATTGCTTTAAATGTCCAGCTGGAGGTGTTGTTGATAAAGATGTATGTGAACGTCTTGATATGACAGATCTTGATATACTTACAGATATTACTAATTTGAATAAAACTGCCGACAAGGTTGATAGAAAACAAATTATGGGTGAATCATTTCATGTATTTGATTATAAGATTCCCAAACCAGTTTATAATGATAAAGTCAGATATCTAGAAAAAAGACTAGGTAGACGATTTACTGAAGAAGAAGTTAACAAGTTAAAAATTATAACTTCATTTTACCAATTCCTAAATGAGAACCAGATTAAAGAACTTACATGTTCACCAGGAATTGCAAAAATGTTTGAAGAAAATTATGTAGGATTTTTATCATATGGCAACTCTCATATTTTATTTAGGGATATAACTGAAAAGATGCAATATCCTTGGATTAAATATCCTATATGCCGTAAATCATCGGAGAATAGAATTTTCTATTCAGTTTCTTCAGCAATTGATCCATTCACCGAAGAGACAATCACTATTAATTTATGTGAAGGTGTAATGGATGCTGCATCTATATGTTATAATCTTGGTTATGATATGGAAAATACAATAACCATAGCTGTTGCTGGAAAATTTTATGAACCAATAGTAAGATTCCTAATTGGTTTGGGTTTATTTGGTTCAAATGTACAGCTTAATATCTTTGCTGATAATGATGCAAAATTCAATAAGAAAAAGAACTATAGAGGGGATACTGATATTGATTTTTACAGAAAGCTTTTTAAGAATACAAAGTATTTGTATAAATCTATAAAAGTTTACTATAATATCAAAAGCAAAGATTGTGGAGTTCCTAAAGACAATATTGTCTTGAAGGAGTATAAAATTTAGTAAAGAAGGTGAGTAAATTGAAAATTATATCAAAGAAAAATCATTATGGTTGTAAGGTATTATTTCTTTGGTGTTCTATTCCTCTTACTGGAACCGTAAAGTCTATAGGTGAAGATTCATTTGGAATCCTATGTGATTCCAATCATTATGTAACAGATAAGTTACTTATACCTAGACAAGGTAATGAAATTTTTATCGAAAAAACAAAGTGTATTAAGACAGGAGAAATAGTTCCTATAGTTTTGAAAACTGATCAAATTCCTGAGAGTGAAAAGTTCAGTGATGTTAGGACCGCGTATTTTCATTTACGTAAATTTTCGATATATCCTGGTGATGCCGGGTTTAATGATAAAGCATTTATTAGATTTAAACCCGAAAAGCATATTTTCAAATTAAAAACAGGAGATGAAATGTTACTTACTCAACTGGCTAATGGATTAGTAACATTAGTTGATATATATGATACTAATCATTTCGAAACTCCAAATTGGAAATTTCAACCGGATTTTAAATATAATCCTGAAATAGAAGGTATTACTGAAGATTCGATTGAAAAAGTATATGCAATTCCTAAATCATTAAGAAATGAAAATGCTAAAAAACTTATGGAACTTGAAATAATTGATACTGTATTTAATATAGGATCATTAGGATTAATGCCCTTAACACATGGTCTCAGAACTCGTGATAACGATGTTGATATCGATGAGTTACCAAATGAGATTATATTTAATCCAAATGGATTTAAAAAATAAGTATAAGACTAACGGACAAAAATCCGTTAGTCTTATTTTTTATTCTTTTACCTTTTCAGGAACTGTCTGGAATGTGTATCCACTGGATTCAGGAAATAATGCTGAAAAGTCTACTTCAATAGGCTCGTTAGAATCAGTTATAGGTTCCTGATTATTCTTCTTCGGTGTTATTCCTGCTTTCATCACCACATTCAATTTCTTCGTCTGATCCATCACAATCATCCTCCTCAAGTTCAGGTTCTGGTTCATCAGATTCCTCAAGTTCACATTCTGCTTCAGTAATTTCACTTGATACATGAACTTCGACAGGAGGTTCTGATATAATATTCTGAAGTCTTGTAAACTCATTGAAAATTTCTTCATATGAATGTAACCCACCAGGATTTCCATTTTCAGTAATGAAATTAAGCATATTAAGCTTTTCATTAATGATCTGTTTTAAGAATTCTTCAGGATCATCATATGTAGCATTTTCATCGAATAAAGAACCAAGCTCTGCTTTAATACTAGCAAGAGTCTGAATTCGTCTCATTTCTGCAGCTTTCTTTTCAGCTTCGATTCGGTCGGGATGATTCTTGTAACTAGAATTCTTCTCTTTAAATTCTTCGATGATATCATGATACTCGAAGAAAGAATAGAAATCTTTCATTACATTGATGATGGTAGCTTTCTCTTCTTCAGTTGCTTCACCGGTAACGAGGTCTCTTAATGCTCCAATAATAGATGTCATGTAAAGATATTCATGCTTAATATCGATATTGATATACGCAATAAATCTGATTACATGATATAAGAAGAAGTTATTAAAAACTTCATATGTTGCCGGAAGGTACTTCTCTTCTAAATTGAAGAACTGCCCGTGAAGAGCTTTATTAATATCAAGACGTTTAAGTCTTGCATAATAACGTTCCATAATGTAACGACCTTTTGTCTGGTCGAAATATGAGTTCATAATACTCATAGCTTCTTTTTTACCAACCGAGTGGAGGCGTTCATTCAAAAAGGAGAAATTCTGACTCTTTTCGATATGCTCAAGCTTAGTTAGAATTTCTTTCTTTTTAGTTTCATCCAGCTCAGACTCAGCCTGCTTTTTCAAAAATTCCAGATGATCAAGTCTAGCCTGACGATATTCAGGAGACTTCAATGCATTAGCATAAGATCTGGAAATATCAAGCTTTTCATCTTCAAGCTCCTTAAGGTTTCCTTCGGCTTCTTTAATACCAAGCCACTTTTCTTTACACTTAGCCAATACATCTACACAAAATTCGTTAAACGTAATGGACTTATCAGGTAAGTGATAATATGCAGTCTTGAATGCATCCTGACTACAATCACATTCATCAAGCAATGTATTGATATCGACTAATGACATATTCTTGATATCGTCATCCGAGATATATTCCAATTTTTCAGCAAGCTTGATGTTTAAGTTATCTTCCTTAAGATCATTTATGAATGATTCTTTGACATCTTTTACTGTCTGTTTGTAAATGTCAATAAGATCATCCATTTCTTTTAACTGTTTCGTTGTATCTTTCATTTGACATTCGTTCCTTTCTAAAAGATTAGTGTATTGTGAGATAATAAATAACAATTTAAAGAAAAATTGATAACAAAATCTTAATCAGGTTTATTGTAAAATACCAAAATGCTTTTTGAAGTATTTCGTTTGTTTCATTTTTGCTACGAAGCAGCGTTTTGATTTCATTATTGGTGGGATGATTTCTTAGCGTGTTTTTCCTCTGTGATGTATATAGATTTGATCGTAATTGATTTATAAACCTGATTAAAGAGAAATTGTGGTAGGACGTACCGTATGAGTCGTCCTACCACTTTTTATTTTCACATGATTACTTACTTCAAGGAATATTCAATAATAATACCCCTTGGTATTTTCTTACAAAGATGTTTATATCATATTAATTTAATCCATTACATAAAATATACAATAATTGAAATCAAATGAACTTGCATGTGTTATAGCACCATTATTTACATATCTACCATATATATTTATTCCGTTCATGTTGTTTACTTGTGCTGTATACCATGTATACATAGATGTAGAGTTTGATCCATATCTAGGTGATAATATTATAGAGCCAACTTTTGCACCATCTGGAATATTTAATGATGCAAATGAAACTGTAATAGCACCATTAGTTCCAGTTGTAGAACAATATCCTGTTGTCATTTTTATAATAGAGGCTGTATATCCATTTAATGTAATATTATTCACCTTACTATTTAGTTAAATAAAGAATCTGTAAGTCCCGAGAAATATCGAGACTTACAGAAATTTTACTTAACTAAATTCCGTCCCCACACGCTAGACAAAAAGACGGTGTAAAAATCACCTTTTTCATTTATATATCATATTAGTGAATATAAATGAAAGTGAGGTGATGAAAGTGAACGTAATCATTAGAAATTCATATGGTATTAAAGAAATTATTAATGTACCATATGTAAAACCTAGTGATCTTCCAGCTCCTGAGAACCGGAAGATCACTAAAGTTGAAAATGATTTACTGTCTCAGAGTATAAATAATCTGATTTACATAACTCGATTTTTGAACTATGTGTAAATTGTTTTCACTACATGAAAACCTGATTTACTATAATACTTAGTCCAGATTGATATTTATAGTTATTTACGATAAACTATAAGAGAGCGGAACACCTGGTACCACTCTCTTATTTTTTTGTTAAAATGATTAGTTTTTATTATAGACTAAGTGCTTTCTTATAAGAATTCTTTTTAGCAGTCCATTCACTATCAGGTTTTCTAAGTTTTACAACATTAGCCTGATAATAGTAGGTAGCCTTATTCATTCCATTACCGAAAGACGGCTTCTTACCAAGATCAGCTTCGATCTCTCCTGTATAGTATCCATGATACTTAAGGAGTCTTTCAAGAGCTGTTACGGTTGTATGATTCTTATTTTTGTTCTGACTGATAGTTACTGTCTTAGCAAGCACATCAGATGCACTTGCATTCTCATTAAGACCAAGTAACTTAGCCATTTCTTTTCTGAATCCAGAATTAATGTACTCTGCAGCATCTGTGGTAGTTTCAGTTCTTTCTTCGAAACAAGTTGCTTCAATATCTACGAACCAGATATTAAGGTCTACATTACCCTTGATACCTTCAACCTGACCCTTAGAACTGTACTGCCAACCATAGAGTCTTTTTCCAATATCAGGACACTTCATAACGTTAGGCATTACATCGTTATCTACATTTTCAGAAGAAGGATATCTTGCTATCCAGAAAGGATAATCAAGCTGATCCTCGTACTTCTTCAAATAGCTGTTATAGAATGATACATAGGTGTAAACACCAAATTCCAAACCAGCATTAGTGATGATAGCTGCATACGCTTTAATACCATCAATAAGGGTCTGTCCGAGATTTCTGAGTAATTCGTTTTCGATGTCAAGCCATACCATGACTTTTCTTCCTGCAAGAATATTAAGAACGTTTCTTGCATCCTTTTCAAATTCTGCAACAGTTGTTGCATATGAATAGTTATAAACACCCTGGACTACTACATTATTAGAAGTAAATCCTTCCCAATGGGTTTCAAACAACTTATCAGGGTTACCATCTCTACGAATGACTTTGAGGATAACAAAATCCACATTATCTTTTGCAGCAGCCGCATAATCCTCAATAGGATTCCAAGCACTGAAGTCACAACCCTGAAGTGACCAAGTAGAATAATTCTTCATGTATATATTCTCCTTTACTTAAAGATTAAGTTTATATTAATAAACTTAATAAAATGTCGTGTAAATAAAAGCGAAAAGTCAATTTTTTCATCCATATACTATTATTTTGAATAGAAATAATTCACACAATTGAATATCGTTTACAACTGAATACAGTACATCACAAGGAGGAAAGAACATGAAGAAGTTCAAACAAATCAAAAAAGAAATGAGAAAGAAATTAGGAAAGAAAGGTACAAAGTTTGTATCAGATGTTACTACAGAATGTATGACAGCTGAAGCCGTTTTTAGTACAACTAAATCTTTTGTTACAGGTATTAGAAAAGCAAAAGAAAAAGATCTGGAAAAGCATGAAAGACGTATTAAAGATGAATTTAATGAAGGATTAAAAACCTGGTCACAAGCCCAAGGTTATTACATCTTTGCAAGTTTGGATTCCGAATTTTGCGAAGGTGGACTATATCCCGCAGGTCATACCAGATTAATAGAACTTAAAACCAAAGTTGAAAACGTGTTAAGTCAAATATATTCGGACATAGATTCTGGAATGTTTGAACAGTTTGCATTTATGGATGATGATGGAAGCGGTTCGTTTACACGAATGCTATTCCAGACATTCGTAATGAGAATTTATTATCAACTTGATTTGACAGCAGAAGAAGCATCTCAGTATCATAACATTTATGAGACTCAGATTGTACCTTTGTACCATAATTCTGGTATCATGCTTTAACGAAAAGAACGGGTCTAACAAACCCGTTCTTTTTTTTCTTATTTTTAGGTCTAAAAACATTTTTTTAAGTATAAAAAGAAAGGAGATACCTGCAATATGGTTAAGAATATAGCAGGTGCAAGTAATGTAACAGAATATCAACTTGTTAGATTTTCTCAAACCAATAAGGTATTTCAAGATGATGTTCTTAATTTATACATTAAATATGCACTAGAATTTAACGTACAAGTTGACGTTGCGTATGGAATGTGTTTATTATATACAGATTTCTTTAGAAATGAAATAATTGGAAACAATTTAGTTGGAATAGGAGTTCAACTTGGTGGAACTAAAATGGAAGAATTTAATTCCATTGAAGATTGTATTACTGCTCATTACCAAATTCTTCAGAAGATATCAAGTGATAATATTATAGAAAAACCTATTTCGAATTTGTATAGAAGATGTATTAGTAAAAGTTGTACATATAGTACAGATGTGTATACGTTATTTGAATATGATAAACTAACAAAGTATAATATTTACGAATTCAGTACTTTTATTCGTGAAATAAATAGAACTCGTAAAGAGTCTTCTGATTGGGTTACTAGTTCTAAGTATTATTACTTTATTAGAATTAAATCAAGTAAAAATAAAACTGAACTTATTAAGTTAAGATCAGATCTTATAAATAAGAAATTTGATCAAAAGATTTTGTTTATAACAGCTAATAATGGAATTTACACATTAGAAGCAGGGCGATATTCAAGTCCAGTTAATACAAATACTATATTAAGAAATCTCCAAATGTTTGGTTATAATGGAGAAATCGAATATAGAAAGAATGAATAATTTATTCCCAGTAGGTTTTCCTACTGGGATATTTTAGTGTGAAAAGCGTAAAATAAGGTATTAAGAAAACAATCTTTTAATTCTATGGAAAGTTGGTGAACAAATATGAAATTTGATGTACGCCCTATTCCTAGCGCAGTTGAAACTGGTTTTACCAGTAGATATATGGAAGCTAAGGTATTGGAAGATATTAAAGTTTTAAATGAAATCACTGAAAATTATTCCTTAGGCTATTTATCAGAATCCTGTGCATTTGCAATGCTTGATATTATTAGTCAGAATGAAGATAGATTAATGGAAGCAGCTATGGACGCTGATGACACCATCGGTGGTATGTCTATTAAGGAACGATTAAACGCAAACATTAGCCCTCTTCAGTTTGTCGGTGAAGGTGTTTTACCTTATAAAGAAATCGTTAAAGCAAATGACGGTGAATCTTTATATAAAGCATATACTATGGAGAGAGCTTGGAATGGTGAAGATGCTGTTTATGAAATGGCATCTAAAATTGCCGACGCTAAAGAAAATGAACTCAGAATCTATAAGGAAAGTTCAGGTGAAAAAGGATTTACTGAATTTGAACGTAACCTTTATAAGAACTATCCTGATGATAGAGTGACTCCTGATTTCTTATATGAAAGAGTAATTGAATCTAAGATTTTATCTGGTTCTTTATCTCTTGAAGATGGTTATGTTTTACAGGAGTTTATAGAATCGAGATTTGCGGTAAACGAAGACGTTACATCTATGATGCCTGTTGTACCTTTAACTGGTGATGATTTATCTCCGGATTTATCAAATACCAGTATCAAAGATATGGTATCTGCAACAGATTCTGAAGCAGCCGACAACGATAATGATCCTACGGATCCAGATGATGATGGCGATGTTATTTATGGAACCATTAAAGTTGAAGAATCTGTAAGTTCACAGCTTAGAGAAGCTGGTGCTTTTGTTGCTTTGGAAGGTGTTGTTTATAAAAATAACATCGTATTCGATTCTGAAATTCGAAAATTATATGATAAACTTAAGAAAGATCTTAAGTTAACAAATCCTAACGATGAGCAGGCTTCTTTTAAGTCTATGATTAACGTTAAGAAAAATCGTTATACTCTTAATTTTGCTAATACCCAAACAGATCCTGCAAGCGTAACAACCGCAATTGTAAGTTGTGGTTTTAAACCAATTAAGGAAAATGGAGTAGTTGTAAAATACGAAAAAGTTTCTAAGGGAATTAAAATCACAATTGAATTTACATCTGTCGATAATGGTGTTATTGCATTTTATGAAAATAGTGACGGTGTAGTGAAAGAATCATCCTTGGATGATAAAGTAAATTTCGGTATGGATTGTGATGCATCTGATGTAAAGAATGCAGCTAAAAAAGTAAAGAAACTTCGTGCTGATAAAGATACTAAGAAAGAAGATCTTGACCAGGCAGTTTCAAATCTTGACCATGCTATTGAGAACTATAAAGAAGTTCAGAAGGCACAAAAAGAAAAAGAGGTTAAAGAATCTGCAAAAGATTTAATCTGTGTTATTAGAAGTGCTAGAAATAAGAATATGACTTTCAGAGAATGGCTTACAGAATCTTGTGTAGATCAACTTACAAGCGATCATCCTTTATTTTGTAAGAATAGAGAAGTTGCATCATCTTACGTGAAAGAAGCATTTTATTCTGTAGTAGATGTACTTCGTCGAGGATCTACAGATGAATTTGTATCCGAACGCGTTAATACTGCAATTGATATGATTAACACTAAGATTCCTTCTTTGATGATTTCTGAAAGTAATTTTGGAGATTTCATCAATGACATTTTGGTTTCTTCTCCGGCGAAAAAAGTTTGTGAATCTTGTTATGAAATGTTAGAATCTGTTCATGATGAACATGTTACAGAATTTGCATTTACAGAGACTGTGAAAATGTTTACAGAATACGTTAATCGCCAAATGGAAGATGAAATTACCTGTGAAAGAGTTCTTAATGATAAAGAATTTAGACAGGATGTATTTAATGAGTCTGGTGATAAGATCGATGATGAAATTCAGTCTACAGTAGAATTACTTAATAGACTTGGATACAAAGTAAAGTATTCTTCTGCCGGTCATAGTCAAACCAGAATCAAGGAAGACAATTATCGAGATGGTGTATATCATGGAAAACTTTATACAACCGCAAGAATTACATTCGATAAGCATTATGACCTTAAGTCAGTGCCGGATGGATGGTATGAAAACAAGAATTCCGATAAAACAGCTATCTATGTAAGAGCATATTCCTATGATCCTAAGGATGGAACTCCTAATGAAGCATTTGAGAAGTGGAAAACTTCTTATATTAAGGCATTAAAGGATTGGGCTGAGAGTTTAAGTGAAGCTAAAGATCCTGAAGCAAAAACAGAATCTGCTATTGAAGATTTTGAAAAAGATCTTATGAGCGGAACTGAACCTGTATTTGTTGAAAGCCCTGAAGTTGATTTTGATTCATTCATGGAATCTGAAATTGATGCTCTTAAATAATAACAAAACAATTTCCCCTAACTACATTATGTAGTTAGGGGTTATTTTATTTACGTATGAAAAATGCACACAGAAAAAATATCCACGTTAAAAATATTTGAAATAAATGAAATAAAAAATCCTGTTTAAGTGATAAGTATCCTTTATTTGCTTTCATATCATCAATAGAGTAATGAATAAAAATATTAGCAAAAAAGAATCCTAAAAATAATATAAAACCAGACATATTCATTAGTTGATTATAACTTCTTATTAATAAATATATCGTTAACGGAATAAACACCATACAAGTCCATTCAAATGAATGAATAAATAACGAAATTTTATAATCATTTTCATACTTTTCAAATGGATAATTTTCATCCCACCATTTTTTCTGTTTAAAATTACATAACTTTGTTTGAAGAACAAAATCATCTACTATACTAAAAAATATCATTAATATGAATATTAAAATAGATTCACAAATTATATTAATCATAATTCTTTATTTGCCTCCATTTCAAGTTCTATTAATTTAAGTACATCTGTATTTAAGTATGTACTTATCTTTTCTCCTTCTATTTCTCGTCCATTCTTATCTTTGATATATGTACTAAGAACATCACCCACTGAAAGATTTCTATTCAATAAATAATCATATTTATCTACAATTTCATTTAAAACCTTTTCATCAGTAGATTTTTTCTTTGCCACATATCCATTTACGAATTCACAAGTTACTTTAGGTTCATTCCTAAAATTCTCTCTCATACCATTAATAAAGAATTCAGGATTTGGATAATTTTCGGGTATATTGAAAATGAATTTTATCTTTACACAATCGCTTGTTGCTACAAGATTACGAAGCGATTTGGAATAAGTTTCAAACATTTCATCTGATGAAAACATTTCGTGCTCATACCCAAATGAGTATGTTTTAAATTTAGGAGCATCATAATTCTCGTGAAACTCCGAAGAATATTTTTCATTAGACTCCAAATCACAAGTTATTTCATAATATCCCTTTGGTTCTTCTTCGCCATGAATCCAACGTGTAAAACTTCCTATATAATGAACCCATCCTTGAATAACTGAATGAACGTGATAATGACCAAAATATACTTCACCTTTACAGCATTTTTTAAAATCAGCTGTTGTAAAAGTTGCAGGTTTTAGTCGTCCATCACTTTTTTCTTTTTTAGATTCTCTTTTAATCATAGTCATTGCTTCAGCAATTACACCATGACCAAAGATATAATCATATGCATTCTTTTTTGAAAAGTATTCTTCATAATAAGAATCTTTATCTTTAATATACTCTTCAGGAAGATATAATACATTCATTCCAGGAAGTAATTCTTCTTCACATACATTTCGTATAACTTTAAAATCCAAACCTTTTCTATTTTCAAAGATAGAAAAGATATGGTACTGATCAGCTTCATGTGATTCTGTACCATATATAACTCTTATACATTTGGTGTACTGAACTAATTTATTCATAAGCCACAATCCACAATCACTTGCTCTATCGTTTAAGAATATTTTCTTATCCCAGTAATCACCAGCAATAATTATAAAGTCAAAAAAATTTCTAGTATCTAATAAATTAAATAGATTTTTCCTAAGTTCTAATCGTATTTGGTCAGTTTCTACTGCACCAAAATGAATATCTGCTAATAATAAGCCTCTATATTTTTTACTCATTATAATAAATTCCTTTACTTTTTGTTATCTTTTTGTAAATAATCACATATTATTTTAATGAACCAAACGGAATAAATAATTACAAATGAAAGGAGAATGTAGTTGTGTTCGATGTAAACGAGAAAGAAAAACAAAAGATGGACTCCATTATTACTCAGTTGAGTGATGAAGGAAAAAGAGATTTACTAATGATGAATGGCGCTGAGAAGGAATTATTCAACGATCCATTTCACCAGCAAGCAATACAGATGGGAATACTTGCAAAGCCCCCTTCTGATTTTGCTAGCAAATATAATATCCTTAAAGAATTTTTAATGAGTAAACGTTTCGAGGGATGCTCCAGTCAGACGCTTAAAATGTATTATGATACCTTATTTAATTTCCTAGTTCAATCGGATGATGACTTAACGGTATTTGATACTCGTACAGCTGATGTTAGGAGTTATCTCATGAAATATCAGGAGATTAATAAATGTTCTAATATAACCATGGATAATATGAGACGAGTTTTTTCCTCATTTTATAACTGGCTTGAAGATGAAGACTATTCTATGAAAAATCCAGTTAAAAAAATTAAAAAAATTAAGTGTGAAAAGGTTATTAAGAAGCCTTTTTCTGACGAAGAGCTCGAATCCATTAAAGATGCTTGTAAAAATTATAGAGAATTGGCATTGGTTGAATTTCTATATTCTACAGGAATTCGTGTTGGTGAGTTATGTGGACTTGATGTAGCAGATCTTGATTTTAATACACGTGAGGGAATTGTATTTGGTAAAGGAAGTAAAGAAAGAATTATTTATTTCGATGTGAAATCCAAAGTTCATTTAATAAGATATATCAACACTAGAGTTGATAGTAATCCTGCATTATTTGTCACAAAGAAATATCCTTATAATAGATTAGAAAAAAGTGGTGTTGAATTAATTCTTAGAGAAATCGGATTAAGAGCTGGTGTAGAGAAATGCCATCCTCATAGATTTAGACGTACATTTGCAACTAATCTTTTAGATAGAGGTGTTCCAATTGAACAAGTTCAGGTTTTATTAGGTCATAGTAAAATTGATACTACATTGATCTATGCTACTGTAAATACTGCACAAGTTAAAATGAATCACAGTAGATACATTTAACAAAAATAAGTGCCTAGGTGGAAATTCCACCTAGGCATTATATTTACGGTATTTAATTTAGAATGTAATATCGATAGCTTTAACAGCTTCAATAGTTTCAGCATTCTTAATTTCAACTTCGATAGTCTGCTGCTTAGAAACCAAAGGTCTAACAGTAGCTTCGATAGTAGCTGCCAATACCTGGAGCTCATCAAGAGTCCAATCATAAGTACAAACTTCACCGGATGCATTCCAGCTAGGTTGATACTCAGGGTTAAGAGTACACATCATAATAACTGCCATAAGCTGGGACTGCTTATCTGCTGTCATAGAATACTCTGCTGCAACGCCCTTGTGTGCGTCACTTGTAACAGTATGTGTTGCAAGATAAGTTGCAAGGTTAATTTTACTCTGCTGGATTCTGTAATCCTTAAGACCATTGAGATCAAGTTCATTTTCATCAACACCAGCAAGCTGCTTTTTGATAGTTGCAACTTCAGAATTTGTTTCGGTAAGACCGTCCTGTAATCCACTTACAACAGTCATAGACTCAACAAGTTCTTTGTTTGTTGTCTCAACAGCTTCAATCTTCTCGATAAGAGACTCATTGTTTTCAGCCAATTCTTTATTGGCAGTTTCAACAGCTTCGATCTTCTCAGCAAGCTCTTCATTCAAATTAGCTAATTCTTCCTTAGCAGTTGCGAGATCACTGATATTCTGTTTCATAGTTGAGTTTTCAGATTTAAGAGATTCATTTGCTTCAGTGAGAGCCTTAACATCTCCTTCAAGAGCAAGAATCTGATCCGGAATAGAAGTACTCTGACTTAACTTAGCCATAAGAACTTCAACCTCTTCACCATCAACGTCGATGGTAGCAGTTGTGATCTGCTCCAGTACTGTGTAATCTTTCAATTCACGAACTAAAGTAGAATCTTCGTATACGCTAAGTACAGCGGTCTTTAATTCATCTGTACAAATTTCCTTAACTGCTTTTAAGGTATCGATTTCGGTACCAAACGCGATACAAATAACTTTTTTCTGCACACCTTTCTTTTCGAGCATTGCTTCAAAAGGCAGAATAGAAAGTGCGTATGCAGAGGAGTCGTTTGTGACTAATTTATACATAGCCTTTTTACCTCTCTTTCGATTATTAAAATATTTAGTGTAAACTTTAATTTTACATTAATGAAATGTTTCTAGTAGTAATTTTAAGATTTTGCAAATAATCGTATATTATTATTTAGTATGACTTTTGAAAGGATGTGAGATATGAAACATGAATTAGATTATGACTATTTTCAGGAAGGTTATAGATTTAGACATTGTGAAATACCAAAAATGGAAAGGTATACTGTAGAACCTACAACACATGTAGATGATTCTCATTCATTAATAACCACAGAAATTGGTCAAATTGTCGGATTACGATGTGAACCGTATGATGAATTTGATGCTGAAATGAATTTGTCATCATTTATTCTTTTATTAGAAAATTTATTTGATAAACTTCCTGAAATAGTTCATACAGATTATGCACAAGTAGTGCATTTTTGTAAGTGCTTCGATGTCCAAGAAATGGAAAGAAGTTGGGGAGCATTTTCATTTATTGCAGATAATACACCTATCGATAAAAGTAGTTCTGTATTAAATACTTTATGTAGGGTATTTTACTGTGGAATGGATTTTCTTCCAATGTCAATATTTGACGATAATATGAGAATTGTATCTTTACCTTTCGGGCTTGTTGATTGTATATTTGCAGATCTTAATCCAACATACGATTTGTTTAAAGCGTTAGAATTATTACATGATGTACGATGTAAATATGCAATCGAACGACGGATGTGGATAAATGACATATCTACTGATTCATTATGGTGCAAAAGAAGTACTCTTACGGGAGAACTACTAGATAATGATGTTTATGGAGAGGACGATTAATTTATTATGAAACGATATAATAGAAAAAATAGGGAACTTGATTATATGATACGAAAGTGTGATGCAATAATAGTGGTATTGACTGCTATAATGTCAATTTTATTTATTACACTTATAGATGTCACAAGAGATGTGCCTACAGTGCAAGCTGCAAGTGAAATTATAATTATTGAACCAATCCCTATTGAAACACCAGAACCTATCACAATAAGCTGTAGTGACAGCGAACCTATAACTGAATATAGTGAAGAAGAAGTTTTTACAGAGAAAATAGAAGTTAGTAATCAGTCAGTAGTTGCACAAGAAAACAGAAGTATTAATATCCAAGTTTTAGAAAAAGAAGAATCTCGAATGATTGTAGATGATGAAACTTTGGAAATATTAATTCGTGTAGTTGAAGCTGAAGTGACTGGAGACTCTTTTAGGTATAAAGGAGAAAAACTTGATTATGAAGAGTTATTAATTTCTAAAATACGTGTTGCACAAGTATTCATGAATCGTGTTGAGGATACTAATTCATTCGCAAGAATAGATACCTTATACGAATCACTTACAGAAAAAAATGCGAGCTCAACTTTTAATGATGGAAGGTATTATGAAGTTGAAATAACAGACATAACAAGAGAAGCTTGTAGATTAGCATTACTTAGTTCAACACCAGATTATACTGATGGTGCTTTATATTTCTCGTCAGGTACTACAAAAAATAAATATGGTGAGTACTTATTTACAGATGATGTAGGACATTCGTTCTTTAAATAAATAAATATTTAATTCATAACATCTGTTTAATTATATATTTGAACTTTAAATATATATTATTTTAAGGATATATTAGAATCAAAAGATTCTATTTATCACAAATAAATTCATATTATTAAGGAGGGCACAGAAATGGCCAACAACGAAAACAGGACAGGAATCGTACCTGTCGAGACTGTCGAAAAGTATGAAATTACAACACAGCAGGTAAATGAATATCTGCAGAAGAGAATGAACACATTCACAACAACCGCTAGAAATAACGGCGAAGAGATTGAAGATATCCATGTGAATGTAGTTTCCTTTGAGTTCTCTAAGAAGTTCGCACCTTTTGCAATCGTGCTTCCTGATGATGCAATTGCAGAGAGAAAGAACAAGGGCAAGGATGAAGGTATCATGCAGATCTTCCAGAGTGAAGAGAATAACAACCTTCAGAAGTTGTCTAAGCCGGTTTGGGGCGCTATCGCATCTTATCTGTACACAAAGAATGATAAGAAGAGTTTTGTTGACAGCGGTAACCTTAAGAAGACTTTAGGTCTTACTTCCGGTATGGCTAACCAGATTGCAGGATTATGTTCTCCTCGTATTATTAAGGTGGACAGAGAACACAGACATATCACATGTCTGCTTGACCCCATTCGTATCTTTTCCGATATGGTGAGAAAGAGTAGTAATGAGGTGAACAAGGACGGCGCTCCTAAGTATATGGTTATGATCGATAAGGTTGAAAAGATCGGTTCTGGTAACTACAAGTATACTATCAGCAAGGAGCCTAAGAAGCGTAATCACGGCGGTAATAGTGGCATCGATATCTTGAGAATCGTAAGAGAGAGTGTGCAGCACGGTAAAAAGTAAGCTTTGAACGTCCGGTTTGTTTAGGATTGTATGTGGTAAGGTCTTTTGGATCTTACCACACTACTTTTCTAACATATTAACTTTTTGATAATAGAATTATAGGAAAGGTAAATGTAACTATGATGAATGAGTTTGATTCCTTTTCTGTATGTTTCAATGTCATGAAGATAAAATACGCTATGTATGATCAGAGTCTAGATAGTCTTAATTTTTTGAACCCTACAGATTCAGTTAATGTTTTTATTAATCTTGAATCAGTTTTAAGATTACTATCTGGGATAAAAGATGTTGACAGAAAAGTTTACTCGTGTAACGATTTTAATGAAAATATTATATCAAATATAGTTAATCTCGCTGCACATTATAGAAAATTCTTTAGAGGTAATAATTTAGATACACGAGTGTATCTTTATATGACCGATTTAAGATCAACTGAATTTAATGAAGACGAATATAATTCAGATTTCAGATCTTATTATTCAGTTAAATATTCCAGAAATCCGAAGTACATGGATATGGGAGAAAAACTTACAAATGTGATTATCCCTCAAGCAAAAGAAATTTGCAATTATATAAAAGGGGTATATTTGATAACAACAAATGGATTTGATTCATCATTAGTTCCACTAATAATTGGATCAAAAGATCCTAGTAGAAAAAACCTCGTAATATCAGGAGAATATACCGACACACAATATTCGTTGATACCGAATTATGTATGTCATTATTTAAGAAGAAGTCCAATTAAGTCTACTACTACATGTGATTTAAAAGGGCATCTTTCAGCTTTATTAAATAAAGCAAATGGAGAGTATAATGAAGAATTAAATCTCTATTCAAATAAATCATTTTACATGTTACTATTCTCTGTAATAGGAGATATGTACAGAAGCGTAGAAAAAATTCCAAATGTTGGAAATATTACATTAGTGAAATGGTTAACTCAAGGACTTAAAGAAAATAAGATAACTTTGAACACTACAAATATTCAAACTATTTCAGAAGTATTTCCTGAAGAAATACGTGTTGATGTTTGTAATAATTTTAAATGTCTAGATATGGAAACTATGTTTCAAAAACTTACAGTTGAACAGCTTAATAGTATCGATTTACAACTAATTGATAAATTTGACCACAATGGTTTACTTCAACTTAATTCAACAAGGTTTTATGAACATAGATTCATGCTAGAGGAATTGACAATTTGATATCACTTAAGGCACATTACCTTAAGTGATATTTTTTGTGAAAGGATGGTAGTTAAAATGGCTTTATTTAATCCTAACGATTTAAAAGCATGGAGATACATAGTAGATTCATGTATTTTTTTAATAAATGGTGAAGCCATAAGTTTAGACCAAAGATGTATTACAGGTATTGAAATACATAATAATTATATGAAGGATGTATTTCCTATATTTAAAATAAATTTTATGTTAGAAAGTTCTGTATACTATAAGGTTTTGAATAATAAAACAAATCTTAAATTAAAACTTAAGATTCAAAAGTATAATAAAAATTACAATGGAAGTGAAAGATCTCTTCGTAAAAATTATATCAATGATACATTTATTACAATCGATGATACTGATGATGTAGATAGAGAAGTTGATCTTGATTTATTAGAAAAGATTAGAGGAGCATCCTCTGATAATGAAATGAATAAATATGATACTAGTCTGGAGTTGTATTTTTATAGAGAAGAAACTGCAACAGGTGTTAAGAAACAGCTGAATGATATTCTTCAAAATGTAAATATGAGTAGTATTTTAGGATATCTATTTGGTGAAAGTGGAATTAAAAATGCATTAGTAAGTCCTCTTGAAAATAATAAAACTTATAAAGTTATGCATTTACCTCCACTCACAATTAATAAAATGATTGCTCATCTTGATGCTGCTTATGGTTTCTATAAAGCCGGGTCAATGATATTTTTTGGATTAGATCGTACATATATACTTAATTTTAAAGGTGGTTGTACGGCATTTGAAAGAAATGAGAAAAAAGAAACTTGTGTTTTTATTCCGAAAACAACGAGCGTTCAAAATGCATCAGGTGGAACTATTGAAACTGATCCTAATAAGCATTGTATTAATTGGTTATATGATCAGGTTAATTTTCAAAATGCTTCAGTAAGTAGTGATGTAATTAAAGGTAGTGATGCTTTGGTTGTAAAACCATCAACGGCAGGTAAAACAAAGTCTTCAAGTAAAACTACAACTAACGGAAATAGTAATACTGCTATCATTGATGATGAAGCTGAAAATCCTTGGCTTGATACAACTTTTACGGCACAGTCTACTGCTAATTCTCTTATTATATATGGCGCTATGGCTGATATAGATGTCGATGCACTCACACCTAATAAAAAGTTTACACTAATATTTGAAGATCAAGCGTTAACTAATAAATATAAAGGAACTTATTTTTTAGGTAAAACTATGTTTAAATTTGTTAATGATACGGCTAAAGGAGATTTTTCGATTGTAGCATCTGTTGAATTTAGAAGAGTTCAACAAACAAATTCATCTGACGCTTAATGTATATCTTGAAAGTTTAGATGGTTGGTGGTCTGACGGAATTTAGTTAAGTAAAATTTCTGTAAGTCTCGATATTTCTCGGGACTTACAGATTTCTTATTTAGCTAAATAGTAATATGAGTAGTTATTTACCATTAACCGGAGGAACTTTGAGTGGAAGTATTATTGTAGAGAAAGATAATGCCGGAGTGTCTGTAAATGATACCACAGTTGCACACAAGATCTCATTAGCATCAAATGATGGCAATGCTGGAATATATGATAACACTAATACCAAGTGGATATTGAAAAGTGACTCAACTGGAGTTGTAACACTAGCTGGCGCATCCTCTCATGCTGTAGTAACTGCAACAAATCCATCAACGGCAACAACTTATAGAATACCATTTATAAGCGGAACTTCAAGTGGTAATAGGGCGTTATTAGTAAATGATGGATTTGCTTATTATACTCGTGAAGGAACCGCTGATACTGACGGTATAGGATATATATTTTTAGGTAACAATAAAGATACAGGTACAGCCGGTAATAAACGTGGATGTATTAGATTGTATTCTAATTCGGAAAGTTACGCAAATATTTATTCAGCAGCATCTCTTGGAAGTAATGTAACAATAACGTTTCCAGCTAAAGGTGGTACAGTTGCACTCACTAGTGATTTTTCTGATTTACGTGATTATGACAATACATGGAATGGGGTAAATAACTTTACAGACGAAGTTAATATGACAAGCACTGTTAATATGAAGTATTGGATTACCATTGATAAAAACGCTACTTGTGATATCAATTCTGGTATTTTTATGAATAATAATAGATTTATATCATCAGGATCAGATTCAGCAGGAATATTTATTTGTGCAACTGCTTCTGGAACGACTGCTACCGGATCATCTCAAACATATAATTTTGCACCAACTGCATTTCGTCCTGGAAAAAATGATGATGTTGGATTAGGAGATTCATCACGTAAATGGAAACAACTTTTTGCTGTAACTTCAACAATTTCTACATCCGATAGAAACTTGAAAGATAATATAAACGAATTAACAGATATTCATAAAAAATTATTTATGAAATTAATCCCTGTTTCATTTACTTTTAAAGATGGAACTTCTGGAAGAACACATATAGGATTTATTTCTCAAGATGTTGAAGATGCTATGAATGAACTTGGAATGAATTCATTAGATTTTGCTGGGTTCTGTAAAGACGTTAAAACTAAATCCATTATTGAAACCAGACCAAGTTTAAAGAAAGATGGTACTCAAAAATTTGATGAAAATGGTAATCCTGTATATGAAGAAATTGATAGAGATATTCCTGATCTTGATGAAAACGGCAATATTCAATATGTTTATTCATTGCGGTATGAAGAATTCATTGGACTTGTTGTTCATGTATTGCAAGACTCAGTAAATCGTTTAAATTCTATCGAAGAGCGTCTTTCTAAATTGGAAAGTAATCACGACATATAAAATTATAGTTAATGGTGATGAATTTATTATTTCTAAATTCATTTTTATAATTAATTTTAATTAATTTATATTCCATATACCCAACTTGGGTATATGGAATATTTTCCCTATTTTCCACCCCGGAAACATTGTTTTAATACTTCTATGAAAGGAAGTGATATTTTTATGGCAGGTAAAGAAATAAAAGTTTCTAAAACCTATAAGACTAATAACGGAGTTAAGCTAAATGCGCAATGGCTTAAAAACGCTACTAGATCGTTAGGGTCTAACGCAGGAAGTGTCTTGCAAGAAATAAGTCCTAACATTTATGGGGTCGCTGAATCTGCCGCCCAAATCAAAAGAACGTTCATGAGATCAAAAGTATCTCAGAATGCTGTATCACAGGCTATTGAATCTAATCGTTATATTAAAATGGGTAGAACCGCTATTGATAATGCGATTAAAGATTTAAAGTCAGGTAACTTTAATAATGATTCCAGATCATCGGGTGGAAATGATGAATCAACGAGTTATTCGTTTGGTGAAATCAACGATGCTGAAGCTGGATCAACTGGGCAGATTCAGGTCAATTTAAACCCTGAAGGTTTGACGTCCATTAATAACTCCATTACGAAACAAACGAAGTTTCAGATGCAGGCTGCAAAAGCCAATGTAGATGCTATCGTTGCTACATCTTCAGCAATGATGACTATGAATCAAAGAAATGCTGAAGCTTCTTTAAATATGCTTACAAACATCAATAATAGTTTGCAAGCTCTTATTAAATATAATAATGAAAATATGTCCAAGTTCATTGCGTCATCTATGACGTATTATGAAATGATGGGACAAGTACATGCTCCTGCTAAAAAACCTGGTGGTGTAAATAACAGGTTAACTGGAGCCGATGTAACTGATAAACGTGGTAATTTAAATACTGCAAATTTGGCAAAATTGATTAAGCAAAATGCTAAAGAACGTTATGCTGAAACAATGCCTGGTCAGTTAACATCAATGCTTGATACTTTTGGAGAAGAGTTAGTAGCTAATCCTCTTAAATTAGTAACTACAACTCTCATGAAAGAGATTATACCGAAGTCTGTAAAAGAAGCTACAAAGAATCTTGATAAGACATTTGGAAACTTTGTAACTGAACTTTTAATGAAATCTTCGGAAACATTGAAAGCATCATCTGGAGGAAAATTATCTGGATTAAAACAATTCTTAGGTTCTGTACTAGATATCAATGTAAAGAGACAAGAAAAGTTTAATACTGCAGGTAAAGTAACCACAGATGCTGCTGTTTTTGACGGAATAACGCGTAATGCTATTACGACTGAAATTCCTAAATACTTAAGAGAAAGCACTGCTTATTTAAGACAATTAGTAGCTTTAAATGGTGGTGATCCTGATAAAGCTCTTGCAGGTTCACAGATATTCAATAGAGAATCTGGTACTTTCCAAAGATATGAGGATTTTACAAAAGAACTTTTAGGTTCTATAAATGAATCAGTAATTAGCAGTTTAGCTTCTAGTGATTTTGGAAAGACTATGTCTAAAGTAGCTAACTCTGCTGTTGTTGGTGAACAAAGACAAGAAGCTTTTGAGGCATTACTTAAAAAGTTTTATATTGCTCTTGAAAAAGATGATCGTCAAAGAATTGATTTAACTAGGCGTGGTGCTGGAAGTGACATTAATGCAATTATAGGGTCTCTTCAAGGAGATGCTGCTTTAAAACAGATTCTTGAAGAAGCTGTTTACATGTCATTTGGTCATGGAAAAGGTGGAATCAATTTAAATAGTGCAAGACTTAATGCTAAGTCTATGAGAAATAGACGTATACAAGAACTTGAAGAGAATAATCTTGGAGAGTTATCTGGTCTTACAAAACATGGTCAGACTATAGACGAAGCTATGGCTTCTGTTATTTATGGTTCAGACGGACATGCAACAAGAACTACTCCTTACACTCCTACTTCATTACTTGGACGTGTTACAAGTATTTTTGATATCTTAGAAAGAGGTATCAATGTAAGAGTAACAGGAAAAACCCCTTATGGTAAATTTAAAGCTGGTGCAGTAAATCAAAATAATAATGCATCAGTTTCATCAAATCAAAGTTCTTCTAATGCATCTAGTTCAAGTTCTGGACTTATGGATGAAGCTGAATTGCAAGCTCAGCTCGCTGGTGCGTTAGATGAACCTCAATCTTCTAATACTTCTGGTAGAAAAGGAAGTAAATTCTTCGTTAATAAAACAGAGCATCTTGGTAATATGATGCATTATATTTTACAGGGTGACCCTGCTAAAGTATATGCTGAAATGGGTGCATTGTTTGGAGAAGGTGTTACTGCATTAGGTCATTCTATGAAGGATGCTGTTATCGCTCCTTTAAAAGAAACCTTATTTGGTGACAAAGATGCTTCTATTACAGGAAAGATTCATGACATGTTTTCTGGACTTAAAGAAGACATGGCTACATTCGTTCTTGGTCCAAAAGGAGAAGATGGAAAAAGAACAAAGACTACCAGTTCTGTAAAAGGTTTTCTCGAAGAGGGGCTTAAGAGCTGGAGTGAGACACTTTTTGGTGGTGAAAAATCTTTCGAAGACATTAAGAAAGATTTAAAAGACAATATAAAGAAAAATTCTGATGCTGGACTTAAAGGTGCAGTAGCAGGTGCTGGATTAGGTATCGCATCAGGTGGTTTACTTGGTACTTTAGTAGGTGGACCTTTGACAGGTGCATTACTTGGTACTGCGACAGCAATTTTCACTAAATCAGAAGGTTTCCAAAAACTCATGTTTGGTGATCAACATGAAGAACTTGAAGGAAAAGATGGTAAAAAATATGATGTTCGTAAGGGCGGATTAATTTCACCTCAAATCCAGAAATTCTTCAAAGAACACAAACATGATATGATTGGTTCTGCTGGCATTGGTGCTATTGGTGGTGCTTTTACTGGTGGTGGATTACTTGGTACATTAGTAGGTGGTCCTGTTGCAGGTGCATTACTTGGTACTGCTGTAGGTATTGCTAAAAATTCCGATACCTTCAAAAACTTAATCTTTGGTAAAGAAGTTGGAGAAGGTGATAATAAGAAAAGAATTGGTGGTATTTTAGGTGCTTTTAACAGAGCATTTGAAGACGCTAATCCTAAGGACAAAACTAAAGCTAATGCTAAAAGTATGGCTGCACGTGGAACAGTAGGTGCTGGTGCTGGTTTGCTCATGAGCATGTTTACACCTCTTGGACCTATTGGTGGAGCTGCGTTAGGTTTAGCAACATCAATGGTATCGTCAAAAGATAGATTCCATGAGTTATTGTTTGGTCCTAAAAATAAAGAAGGAAAAACAAATGAAGGACTTCTTACACGGTTAAGTGCGAGAATTTCTAAAACCGTTGTTGCTCCATTAGCAGGTATTGCATCAGATGCATTATATGATGTAAAAGATGCTATACTTGATAAAGTAATTGATCCTATAGCTAATTTAGCAGAACCTATTGCTGGATTAACTAGAAGAATTTATGATAGAATGGAAGAAAAAATTACAGGTGCGTTTGATACATTAAAGAATGCATTTGGAAAAGTTACTGGTGGTATAGGTAAGTTCTTCCAGAAAATGGTAATGAAAATTTTTAATCGTAAACGTAAAGATGAAAAAGGTGATAAGAGTGATAAGCAAGGAATCTTTGGTAAAATAAGTGACTTTGCTCGTAGATCAAATGCCAAGGCATCAAGAAAAAAATGGTATGATGAATCATATCGTACTACTCAGGATTTCAAAGATCGTTATGAAAAAATGAACGAGAAATGGAATTCTCTTTCTGATGAACAAAAATCCAAGTATGGTGATATTGATAGTTTCGAACTCGAATGGGCTGAAAATATTTTCTATAATGGTGGAGATGGGCGAAAAGATCGTTTAGATGCTAGACAGGCAAGACGTGCTGAACGTTTATCATCTAGACAAGAGCGTAGAGATAAACTTAATCGTGAAGCTCTTATTGCAGAACTTACAAAGGGCAAATATTCTAATAGTTCTAAAGAAGCTATGGCTGAGGCGTTAGAAGCTTATAAGAAAACTAGAGGATATAGACGTGGTAAAGGCATGAACGGTATTTCTCATGACGATGTACAACGTTTATTGACGACTGGTGGTGAAATTGGTGATGCTGAACGTACATCAGAAGTTATAACCCAACAGCTTGATGTTGAAAGAGAGCAATTAGATAAATTAACAGATCAATTAACTTTACTTGAAAGAATTGAAGTAGGTATATCTGATTTAGTTAGCAGAGGGTCCGATGGAGTTAAATCTATGGTATCTTATGTGAGACAAAATCACAACTCTAGACGAATTGAACGACGTTCTGCACAGTATGAGCAATCTGCATTTATGGCAGACCTCACATCTGATGCTAACATGGAAGTTGCTTCAGATCATCGTGCTAGTGGATATAATGAATATACTGGTTTTAAAATTCCTAAGGAAACTTTAAAACGCTTAAAGAGTGTTGCGAATAATCCTCAAAATCCTATGCAATCTTTAGCTATTGATGCTCTTGATACTACTCTTAATGATAGTGATAGAAAGAAAGCTTATGAAAAGATTTTAAAAGCATGGGAAAATAAAAAGAATGCTAGAAAGAATAACAGAATGCAACATAGACAAAATGTTGCTGATGCTAAAAATTCTAGAAGAAATATACGTCATCTTGAATCAGAAAGCAGAGATGCTCATACAAATGAAACATTATCCAGATTACGTGAAATGACTGGTGGTCGTGGATATGCAGATGGTACTGATAATGCTAAAGAAGGTGACGCTGTTGTTGGTGAGAACGGACCTGAAATCGTAAGATTTGGTGGTGGTGAAAAAGTTCTTTCTAATAACGATATGATTAAAGTAAAGATTGTAGATGTTGACACATCTGCAGCTAAAAAACTTAATGACACCGGTACTCAGGATGTTAATATCGTTGGTCAGACTGGTGTTCTTACAACTTATGGTACTTCTGCAAGATTAGACCATAATACTGATAATAAGTCTGCTATCCAAAAAGCACTTTCTAAGAAAGATACACTTGTAAGTTATGATCAAATCAAAGCTGACAATAATGATCTTGCTGAAGAAGGTGAAGGTGGTAGCACTCATACTGAAAAATCTAGTACATGGGAAAAGATTAAAGAAACCGTAGGTGGTTTAGGAAATATTTTACTTGGTGGTGGTGCAATAGCTGCACTAGTAAAACTACTAGGAAATGAAAATGTTCAGGAAATTCTTAAAGGAATCATTAGTGCTTTTGGTGGTTCTGCTGAAACTATGGCTAGTGTTGCTAAAAATGATGGATACGAAGGTGGTGCTAATGCAGTCACTAACGTAAAAAATCAGTTTAGTAGATGGGGTTCTATTTTATCTGATCCTAAGAAGTTCTTACTTGGTGAAGATGGTGAATGGGATAGTCAATCTACGGCAATAGCAAGAACTGGACGTGTTGGACTTAGTAGATTACTTAACGGTAAATCTGGAAAGAGAAAGAATGGATTAGTTAATGCATTACTTCATCCTGTACAGACAGTAAAGACAGCTATAAGGCATCCATTCAAAACATTAGGTAATATCGGAACTGGAGTTAAAAACTTTGGTAAAAATGCATTAAACGCAGGTAAAGGACTTGTTAATTTTATTAAGAGTCCTACAAAGTTAGATGATCTTAAAAACCTTGGAAAATCTTTAATCAAAAAGACTGACGCTTCAAAGCAGTTTACTATGATAAAAGATTTAGCAACCAATTTTATACATGGTGAAAAAGGTGCAAAGTTATCTGGCGCATATAACATCGTTCACGATGCAGTTGATGGTATAAATCCTAATAAAAGAGGTTTATCTGGTTGGTTGACAAAAACATCTGATAAACTTATGAATTATGCAATGGAACATGGTGATGCTAAAACCCAGTCACTTGTTGCAAAACTTACAGGTCATTCAGTTGATGAAATGGCACCAGCTCTTGCTAATAAAGCTATGAAAGAAGCAGGTGAAGAAGCGACTGAAAAAGCTGCAAAAACAGCAACTAAAAAAGCTGGTAAGAAAGGATTCCTAGCTTCTGCAAAAGAATTTGTTCAGAAAGTTTCTAAATTTGGTGCTGGTAAAGTAGCGAATGAAGGAGCTGAAAACCTTGCTGAAAATGCTCTCGAGAAAACAGCAAAAACTGCTATTAAAGAAGTAGGTCAGAAAGTTGTAAAAGAAACTGCTGAAGATGCCGCTTCTAAGAGTATTATTGCTGCAGCTAAAAAAGGTATTCTTGAAGCCATTGAGAAAGTTGCTTCCACTATTATGGAAAAAGGTGGGAAAAAACTTGCTGGTAAGTTAAGTACAACTGGTGTTAAAAAAGTAATCACTGAAGTTTTTGAAAAGATTTCAAAAGGTCTTGTCGGAAAAATGGGTAAATGGATTGCTAAGAAATTAGCAGCCGTTGCTGCACGTTTAGGTATATCTTTAGGTGTAACAGCAACTGGTGTTGGTGCAATCGCTACTGTAGTTGCAAATGGTGCATTCCTTGTATTAGGAGCAATTAACTCTGCTGGCAAGGGCGGTACAGCTCGTATGTTTAGATGTAAACAAGCAGATGTTGATTGGAAGATGCAAATTATTTCAGCAGCTATTGGTGGTTTGGTTGAAACTGATATAGGTTGTGTTGTTGACGTCGCAAACGAGATTTACTGTGCACTTACTGGTGATGATTTCATTACCCGTATTGCTACTGCATTTTATAATGCAATTTCTGGTAAAGAAGATGAAGAAGCATTAAAAGCATCTCAGACTCAGTTAATTAATGATTGGGAAGCTTATAAGGAAAACTTCCTTCAGACTGAATGGAAAACATTCTGTGAAGAAAACCCTGATTTAGCAATGGATTTCGAAACCTATAAGCAGAAAGTTGCTAATGGGGAACTTGAATCTGATGTAATGGGTCTTGCAGAATATAATGATGATCAAAATAAAACCGTTGGTGCCAAAATTGCTGATGGTGCAAAAGATGCTTGGAATTGGACAAAAGATACTGCTAAAAAAGGTTGGGATGCAACCGTATCCGGAGCTAAGAAAGCAGGTAACTGGATAGCTGATACAGCATCTAGTGGATGGAACGCTGTTAAAAGCGGATGGAACTCTCTTTGGGGAGGAAAAGGTGGTAAAGGCGGATCTGGTGCTGCAGTACCTTTCTATTCACAAAAAGATCCGAGATGGGCTGGAATGCAATATACCAGAGGTGGTTCTGGGGAATCTATGAGTGAAATTGGATGTGGTCCTACTGCATTTGCAATGGCTGCATCTGGTGCTACTGGTAGAAATATTGATCCTGTTCAAGCCGCTGGTGCAATGCAAAGAGTTGGAGCAAGAGACAATACAGGAACTAACTGGGGTGGTATTGGTGCCGCAGCAGATATGTATGGTATCGAAACTCGTATGCAACAGAATCCTTCTGGAGCATTTATTGACTCTGAACTTAACGCAGGTAATCCTGTAGTTTTATCTGGTAGATCTGGTGGATATGGAACTCCATATACTCCACAAGGACATTATGTCGTTGCTACTGGAAAAGACAACGATGGAAATTATATCGTTAATGATCCTAACCGTTTAGGTGGATCTAGAAAATTCAAAAAAGCTGATATGCTTGCTGAAACTGGAGCTGCTTGGGGCTTTGGAGGAAAAGGTCATAATGGTATGCCATCAGATGTAGAACAACGTTTATATGGTAATACTACATCTGGTTCTGTAACTAGTATGACTTCTGGTTATAACGGAATGCCTTCAGATGTACAAGCTAAGCAAGTAGCACAGAATAATGCTAAAAATGAGGAAAAGAAGCAAGAAGCAAGAGCAAAATGGCTTAATATAGTACGTGCTGTAAAGAAAGCATTAGCTGATCTTCACGTAGGATATTCGCAGTCAAGATGGGTTACTGTTACTTTAGGTGGAAAACCATTAAGTGTAAGAACCGACTGTTCTGGTTACGTTACAGCATGTCTTAAATTCTTTGGAGTAATAGATGACAAGGCAAACCTTGTATCTAATAATTACGCAAACCCTAATACCCAAGCATTATTAAAGGCTGGGTTTAGTTCACATCCTTTCACTTCTTGGGATTTACTTGAAGAAGGTGATATTATTGGTGTGAATGGTCACGTTGAAATCTTTGCATATAACAAAGATGGAAAACATTACGTTTATAACTGTGGTAGTGACAAGAGTTGTAACAGCCCAATTCCTACAGTTACAGGGCATAAAACGTATACTACATACTGGACTCCAGGAGAACCTGGATCAGGTATTGCGGATGCAAGTTCTGTATCAAGTAGTGCAGATGGCTCTACAACAGGTGATGCTACAACTTCAAGTTCTTCTGGAATGGATTTCTTTTCTAAGATTACTTCATTCTTCTCTGAACTTGGATCAAGAGCTGTATCCGGATTTACTACAGGAAAATGGAATAAAGATTGGTCTGGTGTATTTGGTGACAGTTCATCTAGTACTGCATATTCAGGTAGTACTATTAGTTCTACTGGTGAGGTTGTAGCTGATACATCTGTAAAAGGATCAACTTCCGCTGAAAGAATTTGGAATCTGCTTAAACAGCAAGGTATGACAAATGCCGGTATTGCTGGTGTTCTTGGAAACCTTCATGCAGAATCTGGATTACGTACAAACAATGTTCAGAATAGCTATGAAAGTAAAGTAGGTTCTGATACAGAATATACCGCTAAGGTTGATAATGGTTCATATAATAATTTTGCACATGACTCTGCAGGTTATGGTCTTGCACAATGGACGTATCACAGTAGAAAGCAAGCTCTTTTAGATCTTGCTAGAAGCAGAGGTAAATCTATTGCAGATGAATCTGTTCAAACAAGTCATTTGCTTAATGAACTTAGTAAATATCCTGACCTTGTAAATACTCTGAAAACAACAAGTAGTGTCTCTGATGCGACAAGTAAGTTTATGCTTGATTATGAAAGACCTGCTGATCAGAGTCAGTCTGCACAAAATAAACGTGCAGGTTATGCACAAGCGTATTATGATCAATATGCTCATAAATCAGCTACAACATCTGGTTCTGTAACCAGTATGACTACTGGATATAACGGAATGCCTTCAGATGTACAAGCTAAAATGTATGGAAGTGGTGGTGCTGGTGCTGGTGGTAGAGGAGTTTCTTCTACAGGAATTATTAAACCACATATGACATCTGCTCCTGTTAGTGGAAAGAATATGCCTACAAATAGTAGTGATGTAAGTTCTGTAATTCATTACTTATCTCAGATACTTGCAGTGCTTGATCAGTCTTCAGATAAGCTTGACGCTCTGAATTACTTAAAAAGTCTCGCAAATTCTGGGGGAAATGTAGTGACTAACAACAACATTTACTCTCAAACTAACAATAATGGAGTAAGGGCTGGACAACAGCAAATGACTGCTTCTAAAACAGATCCAAATAAATTCTCAACTGCTCAGAAAATAGCTAGTGGCGGTTTGTAAATATTACGAAAACAAGTTCATAAGAGGGTTTTAATTAACTCTCTTATGAACTTTTTTGTTAGAGGTGATAAATATGCCAGAATATACAGGTAGGTCATCATCTAGTACATTATCGACAGGTAATTCATCCAATAGAAATTCTGCAAAATGTTCTAATAGTATGCGATTATTTGGTTTACCTTATCAATTTATAGATACAGTGGATCCTAGGATGGATGACGTTTCAGGAATTATCGGAAAGAACTTTATAGAAAAAGTTATAACTGATGCTCCTACAGTCATGCTTATTCCTGGAAAAGCTAAATTTCTTCCGGGTAATACCAATAAACAAGGAACGTCGCATGCATTACTTGAAGCAGCTAACGGAAATATTGGTCCTTTAATTACTGGAATGAGTGGTGATGTAGATGATGTTTTACGTTATTATGATTTTGAAGAAGACTATACGACATATATGAAATATGTAAATAGTATGTGTCGTACAGTAGCCGTATTTTTAGAATTAAAAGAACAAATAAACGGTCAATCTCTCCAATCATTTGACTGGAGAGACTATAGATGGAATGCTGATAAATACCATAGTGGTGCATTATCACTTGGTTCTTATGCGTGGAATTCATTTTTGAATACACTGCAACATGGTGGTGGAGCATTTTTTAACTCTCTTATGGGAAATACTGTTGATATGAGAATCGATGATACTCATGTTGATCCAAATGAAAATAATTCTACTAAAATTCAAGGAACATCAAATTTTGTTCAGTTTTATGTAGATCCTAGTTCTGGATCATCACAGTCATTAGCAAATTCAACATCGGCATCTCAAATTAAATCTGCAATGGATACTGCATCATCGGCAATGAAAGAGTTTCAATTTGTTGCCAATTCTGCTGGTATTGGAATGGAAGGATTAAATGAACTCACAGACAGTGGTTTAGATGCCCTTGCAGAAAGTCTCGGTGGAGGAAACGGTCAATTTAGTACTGTAATGAATCAGTTACTTAGTGCAGGTAAAAGTGTAATCAAAGGTGAAAATATTATTCTTCCTGAAGTCTATCAAGGATCTGATTATGGAATAGACTATACAATTGATATTCACCTTAGATCACCTTATGGAAATAAATATTCTATTTTTATAGATGTATTAGTTCCATTATTACATTTAATTGCATTATGTATGCCAAAGCAAAGTACATCAAATACGTATGGTTCACCGTTTTTAATTAAAGCATATTATCCTGGAGTATTTAATTGTAATTTGGGAATCGTAGAATCTCTTCAAATTACTAAACCTTCATCAGAAGATGCTTATTCGATTGATGGACTTCCAATGGAAGTTGATGTACAGCTTAGAATAAAAGACTTATATTCAGATCTTTCAATGTCTCCATCGAATGAAGTTGAATTATTCAGAAATAATACATCATTGATTGATTATCTTGCTACATTATCTGGACTGGATCTTATAGCTCCTATGACAGATTTGAAGACAACAATGATGATTACAACATATGCAGCTGGTTTAAGAGATATTGGAGATAATGCTGCATCTATTATTTATGATAAAATCGAAAAGACATTTATCGGTTTTACTACTTTATAATTAAAAGGAAAACTAAACATGAAACTTGAAAAAGAATATAAACAAGAATTTGGGAATGTTCCTAGAAGAAGTGTGGAACGAATAACTGAATTTTTGGATACACACAAACTATCAAGATACAAAGTTAGTGTGTTTGATGAAATGAAAAGAATAAATAATATAGAATGGGAGAAGGAATCTTTCATAATATATTTATTACCAAAAGCTACACCTAGACCAAGATCCACATCAAATGGTTCTTTTTTCTATGTCAAAGGTGCTAAAGACAATAAAATATTTTTTAGAAAAGAAGTTGATAAAATGGATCTTCCGTTCATAACAACTCCTTGTAAATTTACTTGTGTTTCGTATATGCCTATTCCTAAGTCTATGAAACCTATTGAACAACTTTTAGCAGAATATGGTTTTATTAGACCTATAAGTAAACCAGATTTCGACAATCTAGTAAAGACATATACAGATATGATACAAGATGTCATATTGTATGACGATTCATTGATAGTTGAAGGAACATCAATGAAATATTACTCTTGGAAACCCAGAATCGAATTTACTATTGAGTATATGGTAGACCACGATTCGGTTTTTAATAAACAAAAAATAAATAGAAAGGATAAATAAGATTATGTATAATTTATATGGTTTCTTCGGTGAAAATATTTATCGTATGTCTAGAAAGACTAACGTTGAGACTAAAGTAGTTGAACCGTTTAAGTCTAGCACATATGTTAGAGAAAACACTGTAGATAGATCTATCACAACTTGTGTTAAACTTAACACAATGGATCTTTATAAAGAAGAGCCTAATGAGGCTATTTATGAAAAACTTCTTGATTTCATTAAGAAGTCTAAACTTACAGGTATTAATACGTTGTATTATTCCTTGAAGATTGCTCTGAATTATCAGATTACCGATCCAAATGGTGGTATTATTGATGGGGGTATTCGTTACGTTCAGGTTGATGCCGATGAAGTTAACTTACTTCTTGACCCTGATCCACTTACTAATACATTGTCTTACAGACGTGCAGAGTATCTTCGTAAGAAGTTTGCTATCAGCAGAATCTGCGGTGCTAAGTATGGTGTAATGGATACTACACCTAAGTATGTTGATTTTACCATCAACGGTATTACAATTTATGCTAATTTCACTGATATGGGTTCTGCATACTATATTCAGAATCTCGGACCTTCCGCACAGGATACAACTTTTGCTTACGGCTCCGGTACTGTGAATAGTATTATTGCTCATTCTGTAGTATTATTCGATACTGCAGATTTTGGAATCACGATTCCTTCCCAGAGATTGGCATGTGTTCCTAACACAATTTATGTTGACGTTGAGACAATTCTCAATAATTTCTGCTATGTTGCTGATGACACTGAAATTTGGAGAATCATTGAAATGAATGGCGGTGCTACATCTAATGCACCTTCAGATTTCAATGTACCTGCAGGAGGTTTATCACCATTTGATCCTGTTATTAATAGACCTCCTTGTCCTGGAAATAGACCTATGCCTCCAGTACATCCTGGTCATAGACCTGGAGTAAAACCTCCTTGTCATCCAAATTGTCCTATTCCTATTATTCCTAAACCTCCAGTAGCTCCTATTGTTCCTTCTCCTGGAGTTGATACTGAAGGCACGATTGTTCCTGATCCGGATTATAATCAGGATCATGGTGACATGAATGAAGAATGGTGTCATGCTGCAGTTTATGATGATCCTTCTATCAAATTCTTAGTAGTTGCAGACGAAACTGCAGATACAGAATTTGATGCGACTTCAATGGTTAAAATTTCCGATGTACTTCCTTATGTAACGGATGTAAAAATCGGGGATTACGTTAAGAAGAATCTTGTAATGTATTATTAATAAAAAGAAATCCCTAGTAAGGTTATGACCTTACTAGGGATAGTTTTAAACTGCAACAGGAAAATCAATTCTAGGCATACTCATATATCCATCAACATGGATGTCATCGATCACTGTATCAAAGAAGTTTGTACTTCCGTTATCATCAATTCTGATAGAGGGATCAGAATTATATAAATCAATGAAATTATATTCAGGATCATTTTCAAGCATTTCATTGATAATAGGGCAAACGGCTTTAAACCTGCTAATATTCAAAATCGTACCAGGATCATTTTCATCTGCTGAAATATCCTTAGCTGCCTGACTTCTTACATATTCAATATACTGCTCATTTGTCATAGCAGCGAGTCCGCCAAACATATCAGCTACGATACCAATACTTAACAGCACCTGATACTGTTTAAGCATATGGTCACAACCTTCAAACTGGTTCTCATAAATATGAGCATCTGCTGCTACGAATGTAAGAATACCAGGTTCAACACCAAGATGGCGTGCAAAAAGCTTATTAAGAATTGTATACTGGAAAATGTTAAATACACCACCAACTAAAAGATCACAAGATCTACTAGTGACAAGCACATTCAGTTTACCATCAACGATATCCCAAACACTTGTATACACGCAAGGTGTAATTGCCATTTCCGGAAGATCTGCATTATTCCAAAGGTCAATAACTGCTCTTCTTGTAGAAGAATCCTTTGCGAGATCATTCAAAATTCTGTTTACCTGGTCATACTGCTTAATTTGGTAACCGTAAGTTTTCTGCACAATTCCGTTCTCATCTGCCCAATCGTCCCAAATGTGAGGGCGAAGATCATGAATATCATTACTTCCATCACGGAATATCCAAAATGCTTCTTCAACTGAAGACTTCCAAAATGTCTTCTTCGCCTTAAGAATAGGGCATTCGTTGCTACAATCAACACCTAAAATAAGGTGAGAAATTCTCTTTGTAGCTACTCCTGTTCTTTCATTTTTCTGATAAAAACCATTTTGCATAATTTCAAATACCCAGTTCATAAACTGGTTTTCATAACGTGAAATTCCCATATTACTTTACTCCTTTCATTTTTCTTTTCAATATGGAATTTAGTATTTTGTATTTCTAATCATAGAAATGTAAAAGTCATAAAAAATATAAGTATATTATTTATTTGAATAAAAATATGAAAGGTGGTACAACCAATGAAATTAATTAATTTAAGAAACAAATTCAAGAATGTAAGATTTAATGATCCCGAGGATGATGATGAGGGAGGTGTATATTCTACAGACGAAACAACGTCTGTTGTTATAGATGATTGATAATTACAAAACAAATAACCTTACGCCTTTCGACGTAAGGTTATTTTTTCGTTACATGTCAGCACTTTCAACAGCTTCTTCGGTACCGGGTTCCACTTCAGTTACTTCCTCGTTAGTAGGAGTTTCCACAGCGGGTGTTTCTTCTACTGTTGTATTTTCAACAACAGGATTGTTTTCACCTGCATTTACGGGAGTTTCATCGGGGATCTCATCGGTCTTTGTTCCTTCATTTTCGTTATTCACGTTCTGTGTTGTTACTGACTTGTCGCCATATTGTAATTTAAGACGTTTTCTTTCAGATTTAGACATCTGTCTCCATTCATCCTCTGTTTTACCAATCTTCGCTAAGAAGATTTTGTGGGGATCTGTCTCATCTGCTTTAGAAGCCGTCATTACAACCTGTTCAGGTTTTTCAACAACAGGTACAACTACTTCGGGCTTTTCAACAACTTCACCATCAAAAGCAGATGTAGAACATGTTGCCACAGTAAGTAAAACTTTATCTTTGGGATTATTAGGGTTAATTTCATAAACCCTTCTTCCATTAGATACGAGTTTAACGATTGTATCTGTAACTAAGTTACAGTTATAAACGGGACCGGTTACAAAACCAAGTTCCGGAATAGGACCGTTTGATAAAACGTCACATTTTCTTTTTTTAGCGTTTAAAATTCTCGCCATGTTAGTTTCCTTCCTTTCTTACTCAGCATTCTGAACTACGCCAACAATGTCATCAATATCGATGTCATCATCTTCAACGGCGAGAATACGAGCAATTTCTTCTTTCTCTTCCTCAGCATCAACTGGTAATTCCTGCAATAATGCTTCCAGTTCTGCGAGATCAACATCATCTGCCGATTCCTTAACTACTTCAGTTACAGCTCCAGCAACAAGCTCATCTGCAACAGATTCAGTTACTTCGGAATGGATCTTTTCTATTCTACAAGTAGTCCTAGCACGTTCTTCTGCTATGGACTGAATGCCTGCATTAATAATTCCCATAATTATTATATCCTTTCTTTTAGAATATTAAAATAGTGTTTTACTGATATATAAAATCACACTATTTAATAGAAATTGTCATGTACATACTCACTGGCTCCCAATGAGTACAATATCCTTTATCTTTTAAAATATCCATGATAGATTTACAGCGACTTGTCGCGTATGCATTTGGTAATTGAGAAACCAAATGATCAAACCCTGTGTATACAGTAGCTTTCTTCGATTGTAAAATTAAAGTATCATTTGTTAGTAAATCCGTTATCTCTCTTTCAAGTTTAACATCTGTAGCTGAAATAAATCGTACAGTATTAGATGCATGGATAACTATTTTTCCAACCGGTTTTACATCTGATGCTTCTTTACAAAAAATATCCGGAATAGCATACATGTTATGTTTAAAAATATGATAAACGATATCATCCATGTATACTCTAAGATTTTTAACATCGACATCAGGGTCAATGTCATATTCATAGAGTTGTTTAGGGTTTTGATTCGTCAGAGTATCTTCCATAATGCGATCTAAAAAATCACTTATAAGATTAGATGCTATCGCTAATTTTTCTTCCGTAACTCGTGCATCCGTTTCAATCTTTTGTTTCGCACTAATTGTTGTTAAATCTGACGAACACTGCACACTGTTAAATTTTAACATATTCAGGATCCGTCCTTTCTAAATTTTTATTAACGCTATTATTATAATGTGCTTCCAAAAAATATGGAAAAAATAAGAAGGTATATACATACCTTCTTATTTATATCTCCCAGATTCACCAGTCATCCATACATATTCATCAATAGTACCAAGTGATGCATATGAATTTTCAAAAGATGATAAATTAGTAGTTGTTATGTTAAATAAATTATTCGATACTTTGATAGTTTGTAAAAATCTATATATAACATCTGTTAAAAGCTCACCGGAGTGTATTCCAAAAAACCTCGAAGACCCATTACTATATCTTTGTAAGAAACCACATAGTTCTCTAGCTATTTGATAATTATATATCCGTGTAGTATCATTACCTTCTAATATTTCTAGTAACTGCTCGACTTTAAAATGAGTCATTATACGTGGATCGAACACTAAACTTTCAAAATTATCAGAATCTTGTACATGCATTCTTAATCTTTTTATCCATTGTGCTATTAAAAATTGAAATGCCATTCCTGTTGCAAAATTATAATCCATATCAAATATCATTGCAGCTTTTATTTTAGCACATTCTAAACTATTAATATTAACTTTATTATACAATACCTCTTCGATACGTAAAAGATCTTTAGATCCTTTTATTATCGAATCTAAATGTAACCATTGATCATCGTCTTCTTGGGTTAGATCATATATAAATTCACCGGTTTCTAATGCCATATGAGTACTACTAACTAATTTTTGATCGTATATTCCGTAATTCATATTTTTCGTACCTTTCTAATTAGAACTATTATTTAAAATCCTGAAATAATGGATTATAAAAATCCCATTAACTGGTTCAAGTTTAATTTGTTTAGTTTCCTTTTTGCGTAAAGAAATTGAGAGTCTTAGCCAAAACTAAGACTCTCAGTTCTCTCTTCGTTAATATCTTTTATTTCATAATCTTTTTGTGCGAAAGTTAAATTTTCATGCATTAAATTATATGAATGAATATTTTTATAAATTGTTTCCGCAATATCTGTTGACACATAAATTTCATCAAAATCTATGTTATCCCCATATAAATAACTAAGTGCCCATTCTAAGTCTTGTATACAACTAGAAAATATACCTTTCACTGAATATCCATTCATAAACTCTTCAACATATTCTCCAAAGAATCCTCCCATATACCAATTTTTATTATAGAACGATCTTATTATTTCTGGAGTTAATTTATGTTGCCCTAAAATAAATATTTCATCCATTAATTCATTAGTGTCATCATAGGTTTCACAATTCTCATATTCTTGTAAGAAATTGAAAACTGCGATTAAATCTATTATTATAGGAAGAAGTCTTATTGGATGTTTTAATTTTAGAGCTTCTTTATTTAAAATGACGAAATTTCCACAATAATTTGACATAAGTGAGTATTCTATATCAATTGTATCACCATTATTCATAAAAGGAGGTAATTCCATTTCATAATATTCATCATAATATTCATGAACTGGTTCAGTTATTCTCATATTTTCAGTTATACCTTCGACAAATTTAAGATACCAATCTTTATCAAAATACTCGACAAATTTAAGATACCAATCTTTATCAAAATACTTATCTTTTAATTTGGTCATTAATCTAAAACCCATATTATATATCCTCCGAAACTATTCTAAATAAATAATATATCATTTCGGGAAATAAATGTAAGGAGTATCAAATTGATACTCCTTACAAATTTATCCAAATATTTCTTCGTTAATACCTGCAGACTCAATTAAATATACTGCTTCTTCAAACGAAATTTCGTCATTAACAAGACTTTCACAAATCATTGAAAGAATATGATATTCTTCATTTACAGACTCTGTAACAGGTTTAGCATCAGTATTGATAAGAGGCTGATCTGATTCTGCCCAAGACTTAAGAGTACCCATAATTTTACTCATAGTATCTTTTACTATCTTAAGAGCTGAATCACCTGTAATTTCTTTACCTCTAATTTTACTAATTTTTGCAAGAGCATATGGTGCCCATGCGGTTGCCTTTGCAACACCTTTAACAAGATTCTTATCATCACGTACAGCTGCACCTGCTGCAATAACTCCTTTTAATACATTATCCATCGTACCGAGGGTAGCAAGTGCTACAGGCCATCCAATAGTCCAAACTTCAAGAGCCATAACGTCAGACTTAAGTTCGTCAAGTCTGTCAATATTTTTCTTAAGTTCTTTTTCCATTCTTTCAGGATCACCTTTGAATTCTTCTCGAATTTTATTTTCTTTATTACTTATTATTTTATTAGCAATAACTTCAGATGATTTTGATATAGGATATGTTGCAACACCAGCAGCTTTTTTAGCTACATTTGCAGTAGTTTTAACAGCAGGTCCAATTTTTTCATTAGACTCAGCTTTCTTATAGGTATCTACAACTTTATATTTTGCTGAAACTGCTTTATCTTTAATAGCTGTAGCGGTTTTCTTTGTTCCTTCTATCGTTTTAAGACTAGCACGCCCTAATGATCCTTTAACGCTTTCTTGAGCGATTAAAGCACTAAGTTCTTCAAATGATGGCATATATCAATCACTCCTTTATATTTTTATACATTAATTTACTGTTTTTCAATACAATTTTCAGCAATTTACATTATTATAAATACATATGTTTTTAAAATGCATTTTAAAATATAAAATAAAGAAAGGGTTATAACCATGGCAAATTTTGAGTATCTGTCAGAATCTGTTTCTGACATTTTATTTGAAAATTCTTACGGTTATCTTACTGAGGGAGCAACTCTTGACATGAACAAAAAGTTACGTGAACTTCAGGAAGAGTACAAAGATGCCGTAAAAGATATTAAGAAATCTTATAAGGATAAGGACGCAAATGGTGTTAAAACAAAGTGTGACAAACTTATCGATCTTATTGATAAGTATGAAGCTGAAATTGATGACATCAAGGACACATTCGGAAGTGCTGTATGCGGTGCTTTGTTCCAGTCATTCATGAGCCATATAAAGGCTTTCCTTATCGGCATACCTACATTTAGTATCGGTACACCTTTAAGCTATATTAAGGATATCGTTGATATGGTTGTTGGTGTTATGGAGCAGTGGAAAAAGGATGAAGAGATCACTCCTGATATTTTAAATGCTCGCCGTGCTAAAATTAAGGGTCTTATCAAGGAAATGAAACGCTGTATCAAGAATTATAAGAAGGATCTTCTTGAAGCTCTCGGGGAAAAAGAAGTAAAAGAGTCTGTTGAAGAAATCAAACTCAACATTTATGAATCTTGTCATGCAGGTGAAATTACTGAGGCAGAAAGAGATATTCTTCTTGGTATTGTTGAGTAAGGTTTTGTTGTGACGGAATTTAGTTAAGTAAAATTTCTGTAAGTCTCGATATTTCTCGGGACTTACAGATTTCTTATTTAGCTAAATAGTAATGGACCTAGTGGATATAGGTTTCAGCCTACAGTTGGAAATGGATGGAATAGTTCTACACTAAGAGTACAAAAATTTGTAAATAGTAGAATTTGTATTATAACAGGAACTTTAGATGGAAGAAGTGCAACTAATGCTGTAGCATGGACATATAATACAGGAACAAATGATATTCCTATTCCAATGGGTCAACCATACTACCAAATTTTTAATACTAATACTCATACATGGGAAACCGCTGGTTATTATGTAAATAATTCAACATATTATTTTTCTGCACCAAACTATGGTGGTAATACGCGTTATTCAATCAATATAGCATATTTATATTAATAAAAACATGTTATATGTTATATTTTTAGCCTAGTATAGAATATTCTATACTAGGCTTTCTCTGTCAAAATATCCAAAAAACAACTTATTAATGACGAAAAAGAAAGGAAATAATACTTATGAGTATATTTACTGAATCAGAAAAGAACTTTTTAAGTTCTCTTGGAGATACTGATATATTCATAGAGTCTTCTAAATCAGATAGAGTTAAGGTTTTGAATAAAACTATTGAGGTTTTAGAATCTTTAGGATTTAATCCAAAGATTAGTAAACCAAGTAGGGTTGGTTGGATAAATGAAAATAATTCTGGTGATTTTGAAGAAAGTCTGTGTATATCTTTAGGTAAATTACAGGGTTTAGAATCTGTATGTACTAAAGTTAATAAAGAGATTAAACCATTAGGTGGTAAAGTATCTCCTGATAACTATGGAACGATTTTTTTGTCTATGAAAGACAATGTAGTTACTGAATCGTATATTGGTAACTATTTTAGAAATAAAGTATTACTTCATAAGCTTGGAAAGAATCCGGAGCTTAATGAAAGAACTATAATCAAATTTATCAAAAATCTTACTCTTAAATATGAAGAGAGTCTTTTGGATGAAGATGTACAAAAAATAATGAAAAAACGTGATGTTGCTGATTATTTCGTACCGCAAGCAGAGTTAAATTTTCCTGATGGAATGATAATAACATTTGCTTTTTGTTATGATAAGAAATCACTTACTCCCGGAGCAGCGTTTAAGAACGATAATAAAGATTATATTGTGTTACTCTATCCATGTTTTTTCGATTGCAGAGATATGGATGTGAATGTATTTACAATAATGCATGAAATTGGACATATAAGACTTGGGCATTGTGAATTAAAGAATAGATCTTTAGATCCTCAGAGACGCCAGAAAGTAATGGTTAAAGGTGGTGTCATTTATACTGAACTTAATGCTGACCTTTATGCTTCTTTAAATGGTGCTAAGATGTATACCATTTTAAAAGAAGGGATTGATAAGGATTACGATAAAAACTACGATTATCGCTATACAAATAACGAACTGTCTAAGAGGTATTCATTTGTTTTAAAGAATTACCAAAAGTTGCGTCCTATGACTGAAAGTTTGGAAAATACGGTTTGTGAATATATGGCGGAATCCTTAAAATCTGATTACAGATATGAAAATATTAATTCAATAAATGAAATATCAGATTTTTTAAAAGTAATGAAAGATGTATTTGACGAAGATTCTGATATGTCTGAATCTGCTATTAAGAAGAGTATGAAATCAATATATTTTAAAAACAAATTGATCGGATATGTTGGTTTCAGTGAATATAATATCAAAGGTAAAAAATATCTTGGTATTGGTAATTTTATTATTCTTCCTAAGTATCAAAGACAAGGTTATGGAACCGATGTTATTGAAGATATTATCAGAACAAATAAAGACAACTACGATGAAATTTATTGCTATGTGGATAAAGATAACAAAAAAGCGATTAGGTTTTATGATAAGATTGCAAAAATCAATAAAAAACATTTGAATGAAAATGGATATTTTTATGTATCACTATATAAAGAATCTGTTGAAGATATCCATGATAACTGGTGCTATATTACAGAATCTGATGATAAAAAACGAACTGCTAAAACAGGTGAGTTTGAAATTGAAAAAGTTGAGTTCAAAGTCTATAATGATAGAGACTATTCGTATGTAACCGTTAAAGGAATTGATAAACCTTTAAGAGGGCGTTCTGAAGTAATTATAATGAAAGATGACGAAGTTTACTTATGTTTCGACAATGATCGCTACAGACTTCCTGGAGGTGGTTGGGATAAGGGTGAATCTTATGAGCATGCCGCGTTAAGAGAAACCAAAGAAGAAGCAAAAATTAATTGTACGAATATCAAGTACTGTACTTCCAGAGTTGATGTATCTGATGGGGTACCTGATAAATGTAAAAAAGAAAACATACCAGAAGAAGGATATTGGTATGGATACTTTACAAAGGTATTCATTGCTGAATATGATAAGAAATTTTCTGGTCATGTTGATAAGGAGGATCAAGATCCTAGTATGGTTAAGACTGGTAAATTTTATCCATTCGAAGAAATAAAAGATCAATTATACTCTGAACATAAAGAAGCAATTGAAAAGTATCTTGGTGTTAGTGATGAAGTATTTAAGGAAGATGCTTTAGATGATGATGCATTTGATATGATAGATGTTATGTTAGAAGCAGCATCAGATTCTCATATCATTAAAGATGTATTGTATCCTCCAATTGAAGCTGTTCTTAAAACACGAGATGGTGATAAACTTTTCAAACGATATGTGGAAGAGTTTATTGATAGAAATACTGAAAAACTTCACGAACCTTGTCCTATATCATTAATTCCTTTTACAGATAATGATAAGGCTAGATTCTTTAGTTTATTTAATTTAAATGAAAAAGAATGTATTAAAGTAATAGGTCAAGCAGCAGATGCTGTATCAAGCAGTGCTAATTTTAGGCTTGTTAAACAGAATCCTATATTCTGTGTATTTTATTTAGTACTTAGATACTATATCATCAATAAAGATGAGTCTGGTATCAATAGTACATTAGCAATACATGCTTTAGCTTCATACCCATCTGTATTTAGTAAATACTTTAAGTATGGTGCAAATCCTGGTATTATGAGATATACAGCAGATCATCTTACAGAGAAATTTATTTTCAAGCAGGAAGGACATGTTTTTGGTGCTCTGAGAAAATCTATAGAAGCATCTTACAAATTCCTTAAACCTTATTTTGATGAGGCTACTGATAAGGAAATGATTCGTTATATTCAGCGTATTCGTAATGATCAAAACTCTCTTATTAAGAAGATCGCAAATGAATATCAGAAAAATTATAAGGCTGGTAAAAGTGTAAGTACACAGAATGAAACTTATGATACTGGTGCATTAATTGATGACTACAATAATGATACTTCAAAGGCAGAAACTGCAAGTCATTCTATAATCATTAGTTTACTTACAAATGGTATTGATTTAAGAATCCTTGAAACTGCTAGTGAAATAGCTCAGTTATCAATTTCAGAACTTAGATTGTATCTTGTTAAGATATTAGTCGATTCAAGATCTACTGAGATTGAAGATTTTATCAGTGCAGTGTTATTCATCTATTTATACGATGAAAAGCATACTATGGATGAAATCAAATCAAAACAATTCTTGTCATTTGGTATTTCTTTATTTAGAAAGACAAATTCTAATGATAAGAATATTGCAACTATCAAAAAGACTTTAGATAAATGGGCAGAAGAAACAGGTATTCATAATAGATATAAACGTGAACCTACCAGAATTGCTTATAAGAAAGGTATTTATTGGTATATTTTGCTCACAATTCAATCTAATCTATAAAATATATCTACGTGAAGGTAAATATCCTTCACGTAGATATTTCACATTATATTAATCTTTTATAAAGGAAGGTAATATATAATGAATGAAAATGAATATGAGGGATCACTATCCGAATTATATGACCAACTTTTAGATGAAGAAGAAGCATATATCAAATCTCAATTAGATTCGCGAAACTACATGAATGACATGGACGGAATTTAGTTAAGTAAAATTTCTGTAAGTCTCGATATTTCTCGAGACTTACAGATTCTTTATTTAGCTAAATTAGTAATGTAACATCAGCTCTCAAATGTAGAATTGCGTCATTTTATAATCAAATTACTGCAATGAATCCAAATATAAAATATACATTATCACTAAATTTTCTGCCTTCAACATGTTTGTATATATTTATATCATGTAATAACTTATATTATACTGAAGTGGTATTGCTTGCTAATTACTGGAGGTCAACATTTGGTAATGGGTATTATATTGATTTCACATATGATGGTAATGCATATGAAATAACTGCTGTAAGTAATGTGACACGCAGATTTCATATTTTTACGTCAAATTAAAATGATAAGAAAGATATCAGGATTCTGATGTCTTTCTTATTTTTATGCATATATTATTTTTATGTATAATAATAAACTCTGGAGGTACAAAAGTTATGCAAAAAATTATTTTCCAATCATTACGTGAACCGCTTGATATTTTAAAAGCGAAATTCATTCCTTCCCAAGCAGATTCATGCCCGTCTACAAAAACTGAACGTAAAGTAATACCAGTTCCAGGTGGTCAATTTTACGCAACTATGCAAGAATATAATATCAAAAGAGATATGCAATGTGCTATGTTTATGTGTCCTTGTTGCTTTGAAGTTTTTGTTGTTCAAATGGAGTATTCAATAAATATCAATGCTGTAAACTTAACACGAGGCTTAAAATTAGATTTTGGTCATATTCTTAAAGTGTTTGCAGATGAAGGATGTCCTGAGTGTAATGAAGAAGTTGAATTTGTGAAATTAGATCCTAATATTGCTTCTACAATTTCGATATTAAATCAGAAAGGTTATTATACAGCTTTTTGTTGTGAACACCATTTTGGTGAAGACTGTGGTTCATCTTCTCCATATGTTGCATTTAAAAATACTGACATATTTGATTACCTTGATTATTTACCAGACTCGTGGTATCCGGATTTTGAAAGCTATAAATTATATGGTACCCCTGTATTAAGGGCAACTACGCCTAGAAATCCTTATGAATTAAAGGAAACAATTTTTGAATTGTTAGATTTTGTAAGGCAACTTCCAATTTCTAAAACACTAAGTAGTAAATTACAAGTACAATAATTTAGATAAAAGAGTATACTTTTTAAGGTGTACTCTTTTATTTTTTCCTTTCTTATGCTCTAAAAGACATTCAAGTAATAATCTTACAGAAAGGAAAAATGATATGAAAAGTCCTTTTTTAGAATTCTATAAAGCAGATGCAGTAGATGCTTTGTTAGATATTAACCCTGAATGGGATAGAGATGAAGTAGATGAAATTGTGGAAAAGGAAATGAAAAAATCATTTTCAAATCCATCAGTTGTAATAGATAATAATTTTAAAAGAGAAACACAAAGTTCGACATTACTCACAATAATGGATTGGGCTATAGATAAAGAGCCTCTTATTGCGGGTAATGGTACTTTTTATAAAAATCAACATCAAGCAGCAAATCCTATTGCTAATATGCTTGATGGTATGTTAAAACGAAGAAAAGCTTTAAAGAAAGAAATGTTTAAAGTTGAAGATAAAACAAGCCAGCGATATAAAGATCTCGATTTGGCACAACAAATTCAGAAGATAAATGCGAATAGCTACTACGGTGCTAGTGGTATGCCAGCATCTGCATTTTTTAGTAAATGGTCTGGTGGATGTACCACAGGTTCTTGCCAATCTGTTATTAGTACTTGCTATTCAACATTTGAAGCTTTTATTGCAGATAATTTTGTTTTTATGGATATTAATGAATGCTTTAATTGGTTAAAAGTAGTAAGAGAACAAATAGCATTGGATCCAGAAACAGTATCGTGGTTGAAACCACATACAAAAAGAGATGTTTACGAAAAATTAAAAGGTATGTTTTTTCATTGGAAAGACTCTTATGAAGATATGCTTTGGAAATATGTATGTAATTTAGATGATAATGAAATCAATAGAATTTATTATCGTAATAGATTACAGGAATTTACAGAAGATCATAAATATGTAATTGAACTTAATAAACGTATTTTGGATAATGTAAATATTTATCCAGTTCTTCCAAAAAAACTAGCTGAAAAGAAAGATGGATCTTGGGAAAAGGAAATCCCTCAAGAGTTTGTTGGAAAATTTTTAAGTGGTTTGGATTATAATTCGTTTGCTTGTAAAGAAGCATTCATGGATCCAAATGATATTCCCAAGAGTGTTGAAAAGGAGGTTAAAGAATTAGGTGCTTTATATATGAAATATGTATATACACAATATCTAGTCTTTGACCGTATTTACAGACTTAAAAACTTTGGAAGAAAAACAGTAATGGTTATAGATACAGACTCAAACATTTTAGCACTTGATGAATGGATTGAGTTTGTTTTCGATAAATTTGCAAAATTGTCTGATAAACCTAAGGAAAATATTGAGTTTATTTTGATAAATACAATCACATATACGCTTACTCAGGTAGTAACAGACATACTTCTATTTTATGGTAAGTGCTCTAATATACCTGAAGAATTTAGAGGACGATATGCTATGAAGAATGAATTCTTTATGAGAAGATTAATTATCTCTGAAGTAAAGAAAAGATACATGTCATTATTTAAACTTAGAGAAGGTAATTTACTTAATCCTCCTAAGACCGATATCAAGGGATTTGATTTTAAAAAGTCAGCTACATCTGATGTTTGTGAGGAAATATTTACAAGATTATCAGAAGATTATTTATTAAAAGCTGAAGAAATCGATGTTAAAGGTCTTAGAAATGAATTAATGGAACTTCAAAAAACTATCATGGAAGACATTCAGTGTGGTAATTTAACTTATTTACCAAATGCTAATGCTAAAGAATTAGCAGCGTATGCTGAACCTGGAAGTGAACAATCTGTACGAGGAGTAATTGCTTGGAATTTATTAAATCCTGAAAGCCAGATAGAACTTCCTTCTAAAGTAAAATTACTTAAGCTTATGATATTTAAAGAAGAAGACATTGAACCTCTTAGAAGAACTAATCCAGATATTCATAAAATTATTATTGATGAAATATTCAATGATACATCTGGAATATTTGTAACCAAGAGTGTTAAAAATGGAAAAGTTAATATCAAATCAAAAGGAATGCAAGTGTTAGCAATACCCAATAATGCTTCAATTCCAGATTGGGTAAAACCATATATTGACTATACAAATGTAATTGGTTCTATTATGGCACCATACAAATCTGTAACTGACCTTCTTAAAATAAACTGTGTAAGTACAGGATATAAAAAGAATGGTATTAATAGAGAAACAGAATCATTTACAAATATAATCACATTTTAATGAGGTGATAAAATGACAGAATATGAAAAAGTTAAATCTTTATTAGATGAACTTAAAATTCCATATGAAGAAAAAGATGCAGATTATTGGAAGAATAGTGTAACTATTCCAGATAAAGAAGATATAATAAAAGAATTGAATGAAACAGGTGCTAAAGGATTAGAAGTTACATTAACGTTAGGATTTGGTTTTTGCAATATTCTCTTTACGAGAAATACTGAAAGGTTTATTGCTGTAGAAACTGATTAATAGAAATAGGAGATGATTTTGTTTCATCTCCTATTTATTTTTTGTGGAAAATGCAACAAAAAATTCGACAAAATTCGACATTTACTTAGATATGACGGAATTTAGTTAAGTAAGTTTTCTGTAAGTCTCGATATTTCTCGAGACTTACAGATTCTTTATTTAGCTAAATAGTAATGGACCTAGTAGTGGTTGTATGCGTTCTCTTGAAGATCAATACGTTTTAAAAATACAAGATGATAGTAATCTTGTAGTGTATAAAGTAAGTGATGATACAGTTGCATGGTCATCTAATTATCATACACATAGTTATTTATCATTAGCAGGTGGTACATTAACTGGAACTATTTCAACTAGAGGTATTCAACCTTCTACTACAGCTACATATTCATTAGGCACAACACAATATATGTGGTCTGGAGTATGTTCTAAATACTTCTATTCTATTGGCACTGACACTGGGGTATATGCACAAATATATCCTGCTACATTAGGTACAACAAGTACTGTTGGTAAAGCATATGTTCATGTTGGTAATAATACAGCGTCAGGTACTGCTAAGAATGCTAGAGGATATTTAAGATTATTTGGTTCATCATCAGGATATACAGATATTCAAACAGGATATAACTCTACATCAAATATTACACTTACACTTCCTAGTAAAACAGGTACTATTCCTATTGTATCTTTATCTGGTACAACTTTAACTATTACTACTTAGGAGGTATAAATATGGCTATTGTTATGAATGGAACTACTATACCTACTAAAAAAGGTAATATTAAATTTAATGGTACCGAAATTACAGAGGTTATTTGTAATGGAACATCTGTATGGAAAGTAGTATCAGACCCTATTTATATAGTAAAAGATGGTGTGTTACAAGATACTATAGCTCCTAATCCATCATATCAGGCACCAGGACACTCATTATCATACGGTAACTGGTTACTTAGTGCAACTGATCCTTTATGGGGAGTTGGTGGTCATACTAATGGTTCAACCGTATCTGTATGGTATGCTAAAACTGGATCTATAAATACTGAAGGTGCATCAACATTAGACATATCTGTTAGAGTTGCATGTGATGGTGATGCATATGCAAAAAATATAAGAACTATTGTAAAAAGCGGTTCTACAGAAATTTTTTCAAAAAATGAAGTTTATGATGTGGTAACTAACTATTCGTGTTTATTTTGGGATAGATTTAGTTATTCAGTCGACATTTCAAAATATTCAACTATAGAAATAATTATAGAATCAAATTCTACCAGCAGCTCTAATGCATGGATACGAATTGGTGTTGAAAGTGCTGTTATGAAATAATAATGGTTAGTTATAAAGATAAATGCGAGTAAGGGAATTTCCCTTACTCACATTTATATTCTTTATCAGCAGGTTTATCTGCAATACCTGTCTTATTAAATTCATTTACTGTCTGTTTAATAATATACAACAAAATAGGTGTAATGAAGAACATTTCCAAATTTGCATCTAATTGTATAAGTTCGTCATTAAGAGACAGATCAATATCATAAATATTCAAAGGAGATTCATTTCGAATAAACTTCTGAATAAGTTTAAGATACTTTGATTTAGTAGGTCCGTTAAGTCTTATAGTTTCTACCGTAACTTGTGGTAAAATATTATATACTTCTTCACTAAGACCATCTATAACACCACCCGGAAGATCTACAACTTTAATCGATTCATCTCCCCATCTACAGAATGCTGACTCTTGTCGGGCCATACCTTTAAATAAAGTATATGGAAATGTCTTAATAAGTTCAACATCACGTCTTTCAAAAAATCTGAAAATACTTCTTTCATATTTAAGTTTCTTTTTATTATCAGCTATCTGATCTGCTTCAAGATAAACAGTTTCAAGAGAATTCTTCTTTTTGAATAACTCATGGTTATTAATAAAAGAACACATAAAAGGATCATATATTCTAAAACCACCAGGAAGTTCTCCGATGATTGCATTGTATCTTTCATCATAGAAAATTGAAATATATAATGAAACCATATCCGAAAACATCTTATCCACTTTATCAAGTTGCTCTTTGAAATCTTCTTGAATAATACATTTATTTTCAGATCCAATATTTTCAAGCACACAAGTATATTTATCATATACTTGGTCATTTAAACTTTTTGCTTTATCATCATCGATAGAATCTAATTTGAATGAGAACTTATAAAAATTATCAGATCTCATTGTATCGTAAAAAATTTCAGTTAATCTGAATAATACATTACCGCCTACATATGAAATTACAAAGTAATCATTAGGAAGTGGTTTTATTGTGTTGGGAAGAATTGTAGCTTCTCCTTCATATGAAGAATCAATACCTACCTCAGTTTCCTGTAATTGAGCAACTATTTGTTCTAATCCATAAATTGGAAAACTTTTGATTTGTTGATATTTGAGAGGAGAATTTTTCCCAACTACTGTATCGACATCCATAAAACCAGCATCTGTTGTAGATTCATCCATATTAATATGATAATATGTAACAAATGTAGGGGTCTGATCTATAAAACGTGTAATAGGACTTTGTATTCTTTCGTCCAACTTAGCAACACTTTCATCAATGAATCTTTCTTCATTTATAAAAAAAGCCATTATATCTGACCTCCGTTTCTATTTTACTTATAAGAATGTCATTTGATTATATTATGCTTAGTTAATGAAGAGATATATTATTTATTTAGAATTATTAGAAAGATGGTGATGTATTAATGGGAATGGGTAAAAGAAAAGATCCTTTTTGCGTGTTTAGTAAAATAACAGAAGAAGAAAATTATCCATTATATCAACATAGAGTAGATATATTGGATCTAAGGGATGATATTGTTCATAGAACAGATAATGCATATGATAAAATTAAAAAAGATAAAAATATTGATTATATTACATTACTTACAACTCTACAAGATTTATATTCTTCATTAGGTGATGTAAACCATCATAACGAAATTAAAGAAGAATATGATAAAATGAGGTTACGTGTTTCAAGTCATTTACTATTTAGAGAAGCGCATATTTTAAAATGGAATAGAATAGAGGAGTGGTTTTGATATGGGAGTTAATATACAAATGATGGATACAACAAGTTTAATGCCTGGAATTAAAATGGTAATGAATAGTATTTATGGAGTTATGAATGATGCATTATGTTTAGATACAACATCTCAAATGAAGTATTTAAGTGATTCTGATTTTGATAGAAATGACGAAACTTATAATATGACTATGCAAGATATGAGAGGATTTAACGAACATAATTTACCAGTTGATAATATTAGAAGTAAAGAATCATTATATTTTGAATTATTTATCAAACGAGAAAGCCATTCAGAATTAGATTTAGATGAAATATTTAGTGAAGTTACTGAAGACTATAATAATGATGACTTATTTGAAGATGAAATAGAATATTTGCTCAGTCCTATTTATTCATTTTCGTCTTCGAATCCTAGATTACATCTGTGTGGTGATTGTGAAAGTGATTATTCATTTATGAATATAGACCATTCATATAATAGAACTATATTGGAAGATAGTTGTAAAATAGTACGTAGAGAAAAGGAAGCAAAAATCTTTCAAGAAGTTTTTAATAGACGTTTACAGTCAAAATCTAAAGGTTCTTTTGGTATATATAAAATCAATATTGTATAAAAAAATAAGAGGTGATAATTATATTATCACCTCTTAAATTTAATCGTCATTCTCATCATTGAAAGCAAGCTTGTCAATATCTATTTTTGCATATCGTTTACCCTTACTTTCTTTTTTCTTTTTCTTCTTCTCGTGTTTAGCGAGACGTTTCGTAATAGCAAGCTTATCTTCAGGATGAATTACTTCACCGGAAATAGCATCTGCAAGATTTCTAGGTTTTCCGTTAGAGTAAGTACCAAATAATGCTTTTTGCAAATTCGCATTCTCTGAGATATGTTCTTCAGCTTTCTTCAATACTTCTCCACCAACTGATACAACGTCTTTTAAATTAATGCCCATGGGAATCCTTCCTTTCTTTTATTCTAAATAAATAATATATCACTTAAATCTAAAAGTTTCAGTTGATATAAAATTGGCTTGAAAACAATAGTTTAAGGCAGAATGCAAAGAAAGAAGGTGAAAATAACCTTGGATTACGCTGTCGTAAATACAAAAAGATCATCATTAAAAGTATACTCTACAACTAACACGTCTGAAAAGAATTTGTTAGGTACTATAAAAGATGGAGAGATTGTAGAATTTAGTGATTTTAGAACAGTAAATAATGTTGAATGGGTAAAAATAAGTACTAAAGAAATTGCTGGATGGGTAATTTTAAAACACCCATCTGTTAATTATTCGTATTTAGAACCTATGGATGCAATGTTATATGCTAACACAGACGCATCATTTAATGCTGCTATTGCAAGGCAGACTGATAAAAGTTCTGTTGTAAATAAAGTTTCTGCAGAAAATATGTCTGGAACAAAACGAGAAACAACAGGTGTTTGGTCTAATGCAAATGATAAAATAAAAAAAAGTACTGTAGAACTTACTCCTGCTGAAAAATCTTCTATTAAAAATTTCAGTTTTGGGGGTCAAAGAGAATATAGAGACAAGCCAGATTCCGCTATGCCTCCTCAAAAGGTACAGAATGCGAAAGGTTATCCTTTTTTAGGTGTTTACAATAATCAAACAAAACGATATGAATATGACTATGGGACTGATTACTCTAATAATGAATTTATTACTGCTGTAAATGATTTAAGAAGTATTCATAATATGCAAGAAGAATCATCAATCCAATTGCATGATAGATATAGTAGATTCTATAATAGATTTAAGGTAGCAACACCTGATGACGTTTTATCAAGAACTTTTGCACATGTATTTTTTACACGACCTGATTGCAATATTTTAAACTTTAATGGATCTGTGAGTTTAAGTGAACAAGTTTCCACTAACCCTGATTTTGTTCTTGAATCACAAAATAACATGTCTACTCTCATGCAATTGGTAAAAAATGTTGGTTTAAATCATCAATTTATGATGTTACCATCTAATAGAGTGACAAGTTTTGAATGTAAAGACAGAACTATCAAATCTGATACTTATGGGAGAACTAAACATGGAAATAGTATTGCTTATGGACGCCATATTGACGATTCACAGGCTGCTAGTGAAGTGAGTATTGCTTTTACAGATGATAGAAACCTAAGATTATTTAGGATGCATCAGTTATGGGTTCAATATATATCTGATGTAAATAAAGGATTTCTTAAGCCATTTCAGAATCATCTTGCTAATAGAGAGCTTGACTATGCTTGTTCAGCATACTATATCGTGTGTGCAGAAAATGGAGAAGACATTATCTATTGGTCGAAGTTATACGGAGTATTTCCAACAAATATTCCAGATTCTATAATGACTTGGTCTAAGGGTCAATATGTAACAAATCCTGAAATTAATATTACATATCAGTATTCATTTAAACGTGATTGGAATGCTGATATTATTTCTGAATTTAACATGATGCACAATATAGCCAATTATGGCAGTACAACATATGTTAAAACATACGATAAAAATATTTTGTCTACTGGAAATACATGGGTAGGATCTCCGTTTATTGAAATGGTGAAAGATCCACTAGGACGTACAGTATACAAATTAAGATTTAGAAGATATTAAATGAAATGAGGTGAGTCTTAAGTTGGAAAGTACAACAAGAAATTATCGCGATAATTTCGATATAAAAGCCCTTACAACAGATGTACTTATCCCTAAGTATTTCCCTGGTCAGGATATATCAACAAGATCATCCGGACTTATTGGACTTACTACAGAGCAGATAGCTACAATATCTGAAGATACTTTTTATACAACTTCTACGTTGTTAAAAGAGTTTTTTATACAAAAAGCTACATTACCTGAATCAATATATAGTTACGCATCGTTGTTTCAGTTAAGTAATGTATTAGGATCTGCATCTAAATGTAGATTTTTACTTGTTCTCGATGAGAATGAACTTAGTAAAGTATTCGAAGAAGCTAATATGTATGCAACTTCAACGACTCAGAATACTATTTATCTGAGTAAGAATACTATGATTTATGTAGAAGACATTCCATTTGTGTTTGATTACGATATTGAAATTACTCGTAAAAAGACAAAACTGGCTTCTACAGAATATGTTTATGGTGCTAAGTATGTAGTAACAGAGTTTAACAACTCAATTTCTGATATAACGAATCCGTATATCAAGATTAGAAGAACTGTCGATGGTTATTTTGCTCTTGAAGTTATTGGACGCCAGTGTATCAGAACAGAAACTACTGAGGCACTTATTGACAACTCAGTTATTAATTATCCTATAATTGATGTAAGATTCGATGGAATTCTTGCTGGTTTTGATGCTTGGTATAAACCACCTGGAGCTACCGAATATACACAGTTATTATTAAGAGTTGAAAACTCTTTACCTGAAAAGGATCCGTTCTGTTATTACAAGATGGCTGATGAAAATGTTCTTAGGCTTTCTTTTAGTTTAAACGATTCATATTTTCAGCCTGAATTTAATTCAGAACTTAAGATTATTACCTATACTACTATGGGTAAGAATGGTAACTTTAAATCTTACTCTGGTAAGGCAGTTACTATAATTAAAGATTCTGAGACTTATTCATATAATGAGTCTTTCATAATTGGAGCTGTTGTTACTTCAGCTGCTGAAGGTGGTCAGGACAATATTAGTATTGAAGATTTGAGAAGACTTACGGCTACTCAATTTAGTACAGCTTCTGTACTTAGCACAGACCATGACCTTGAGTTGTATTTTGAGAATTACGAAGCTAGAAATGGAAATGTAATTAATTTCATTAAGCGCCGTGATGATTTAGCAGCTCGTTTGTATACAGGATTTATGGTATGTAAAAATGAAGACTATGTATATCCTACAAATACATTGGATATTTCTATGAATTATAACGAATGGGAAAATCCTGATGGTGGATATACGTTTACACATGATCCTGGTTTTCTTTATACTTATGAAATGGAATCCGGTTCAAATAATCGTGTTGTTCCGTTGTATAAAGAAGGATTCAAAGATAATAAAGGTTTTATTAATTTCCAAGGACAAACTGTGTATCAAAACTTGATGAAAGATTATTTTGAATGGTTGAATGAAATCAATCCTTCAGTTAATCCTAACTATGATAGAGAAGATCCTGATTGGGAATTAAACTGGATCGCTTCTAAAAGTGAAACAGAAACTTTGAAATATTATATCGAGAATGTGGTTATGACTTGTCCTGATTGTGGTTATCAAACCCACAGATATTATGAGGATGAAGAAGGTAATAAACTTTGTCCTTGTTGTCATGGATCAAGCGAAAGAACTACAGGTAATAATGAGATCAATGATTACGGACTAACTGTTTTTGATTCTGAGGAAATTGAAAGTCGTATTACAAAAGATATGTTTGTATATTCAAACCCTTTCCTTATGAGTTTGACAAAACATCCCGGTCTTGTTAATTATTATTTGACGATCATTAATCAAACATCATTACTTGACTTTATTAATTATAACATAAATGTACCAACACAGTTCATTATCAGTCAGGCTACAGTTCAAAGACCATTGAGTAAAATGAAAGAATATACTGTATCTTTACGACTTATGGCATCCATGCAGTGGAATCCGGAATTACTTATTCCTGGAATTTCAAAAGAAGATTATGTTGGTAAACGTACACAGGTTAAAAATAACTATGTGCGTGTTATGATGATTATTCAAGATGGTGGTACTGAAGCGTGCTACCTTGAAATGGTTCCTACATCTTATGACAAAGAACTTGACGTTATTACGTTTGAGTGTAAGTTTAAGACTAATGACCATGTTACTTTAGGTAATCAAATGCAACTTCAGGATTATACTAATGAGGAGCTTGGGTATATCCCTCATTATGATGAAACTTCTTCTACAGAATATACTCTTGAAGAAGAGGAAACAATGAAAGTATTTGTGGAAGAAAGAGAATACATTGAAGATAGTATTGATACAACATCATATGATGTATCTTTAATGAGTGAACTTAGTGACGCTACCTTTGACGAAACGGAAGAATCAACAGATGAAGAATCTGGTGATATTTTACCTGATGAAACTCCTATGGTTGATAATTCTAATACAAGAGGTAATTTCACGTATATCACAAATAAATCTTCAAAACTTATCCCTATGACTGAAGTCGATATTCGTTTTGTGGTTCTTTATAAGGATCCGGAAGTCGATGAAGAAAAAGGTGAAACACATGTAACCAATAATTATCCTAATTCTGCAGCATTCTTTAGTTTGATAGGTTATGAGTGGACCAACATCTATTCTACATTCACAGATAGAGTTGATCTTATCAAACCTTTATCAATGCTTAGAAGTACGATGTATTTTAGAGATGATAGGTTATATAATGTAACGAATGGAGATATATATCTTTATTCTTCTCCTATGGTTAAGTATTCACTTATGAATCACTATAATTCAAAAGGAGAACTTACAAAAAATGAATCAGGTAAAACCAATTATGAGATGTTTACTTATTTGATAGATCAGTGGTATTCTCAGTATCAGAACTTAGAAGTAGTGCTATCTTCTATTATCTGTCAGGCGTCATATATTGACCTTAAATGGTATAATACCTACGGAAGAAGTAAGAACTACATCATTGGTGATGAAGATCAGATCATCGATAGAGTTAATATCTCTATTGCGTTCCATATTTATTTGGTTGCTGGAACTGATTCTATTAAAGCAAATGATGAATTAAAGACGTTCATTAAAGAAACGATTGAGAGTCTTAACTCAGAAGGAATCAATGAACTTCATATTTCTAACATCATGAGAACCATTGAAAACAACTTTGCATATGTTGATCATATTAAGTTTATTGGTATCAATGGCGAAGTTGGTGAAGATGGAAATTACAAGAGAACTGAAACTATGGGTTATAGTACAGACTATCAGTCAATTAAGAGTATAACATCTGATATCAATGAACTTAGTAAAGAGGAGCGTTTTTCCTATGTTCCTGAAATGCTTTGTATTAATAAAGATCAGATTTGTCTCGTTTTCTACGAAGAAAATTAAAAAAGAAGACCAGTGTGTTTTTCACACTGGTCTTCCTGTTTTTGAATCTGTATAGGTAATTTCTTCAACCTCTGGGCTATCAATCTTTAACGATAGTGTATAAATACATAACCAATCATTAGTAATAAGTATTTTGTCTACTTTAAGGAAGTTAATAGGTATGCCGAAATTTTTAAACTTGGTATTAGCCTCCAATTCCTTCACTATATATGCATCGTATTCTTTCTTGTGCTTCTTAAAATCTTCTCTGAATTTTCTAATATCATTATCAAACCCAGAGGAGATCACTGATAATTCTATAGTAATATAATCAAAGGTTTTCCGGCGATTGTTGTGGGCAAACTTTTCAAATGAAATCTTTATTTTCGGCATAATAGGAAGATCTAAATCTATGCTGTTATAATTCCTTTGAATAATAATTTCATTCCTATGATTATACTTATCCCGAAGTTCGCTTGGATGTTGCCCCTCTTTTAATTCATTGATTATGTCTGTCATCATCGCTAAAGGTTTTAATTTCTTTGTCGTCATCATTCCGGTAATAGATTTTTCAAATCCTACGAAGTTATACACACAAATATATGCATCACTGAGGTTATTTTCGTATTTTTGATGAAGTCTATTTACAAACATTTGATATGGTTTCATAACCCGTTCTCTGTATAAAACATTCGTGCTGAAATGTACCTCATACGCAAATTCATATTCACTTACAATCCCTGTATTTTTATTAATCGTTTTTATACTAAACGAAAATACATGATTTATTTTAGTTCCGATAAATATTGATGTATCAGATGATGTTAATGGTTTGTAATATACACGATCATCATAATATCCATTGCCTGAACGATAATACATATCGGAAATATATCTTGGACTATTACGGCTAATATCTATAAATCCGGTATCCAAATAATTAGTGATACCTTCAGTGAAATTTCCGAAATCTTTCGATACAGGCATCGATAAAATGATTTCGTGTTTAAAATCAACATCACTTATGGAATTAAACAAATTAAATTCGCTCAAATCTTTCAGAGTTAATTCTATAGTTTTCATTAGTATCATCCTCTCTACTTGTCTTCTTCTGGTGTATAGCCACATTCTTTATACATAGTTCTAAACGAATTTCCAACACCACTTTGTAATCTGTATACTATGTCAAATAATGGTGTATCATTAGCCTTTGCTAATGTGGTAAGATTAATTTTTTGTATATAGAACTTGTACCATACATTTGTAACATGCTGGTACTGGTGCTGAATTTTATTTAGAAACTCTTCTAGTTTAGACTTATCAATCATAAGTTCTAAAGATTCTGGTGTTGTTATTGTTATTATTTCAGCATTCGCATCATTTAACATCTGTACTACTTCCGGATAAGTAATATCCATTTTAAACATCTTATACCATTCAAACACCAAGTTATAAGGAAATTCGGTATTAGTCAAAGGTACTCCGGAAAAGAGTAATGATGAACTTAATCTATTTAGAATTTTCTCCATTTCGGAACCCTTGAATTTATTCATCTCGAAAATATGATATAATCTTGATGACTTATCCATCAGCATTTTTCTAGGGTATACTCTTACAACATGATGTTGCACTGAGTTAAGATAATAGTCATTATTATCAAAATACCATTTTTCAACATCTGAAAACGATGACAAATTTTCCAGACCGTGTAACTCTAGTAACGAAATCTTGTACTTTGAAAAATCGTCCCATGATCCTACTAAGTCACTTAGATATTCAAACTCATCCCTGCTCTCAGTATTCTCAAAATACTTATGAGGATTCATGAATACATCTTTTATACCTAACACCACCATTAAATAGTTTCTTCTTGAATCAAAAACATAACTATCAAATTCATCAATCTCTCTTCCTGTCAATTTCCAATCAGTCAAACTAATCACATGATCAACGAAATCTTGGACTGTTATAATATCATTTTTCTTCATAAAAGGGATTACATGTTTGGAAATATCACATATAATCAAAATTTTTTCAGATCCTTTTACATAACGATCTAATGGTTTTGAATAATATTCTTTCAATTTACATTTAATTGCCATAAGTCATTCTCCTTTAAAAATAATGAGGGTGATATTTTATCACCCTCATTATTACATGATTATTGTTTTACCTTTAAAAGGTTTATCTTTATTTTTGTTATATGACTCGATATAAATAGTTTTACCAGTCTTTTTATAATGTCTGAAATGTCCTGTAACAGAATATTGATATTCACAAGGTCTTCTAGCACGTCTTTGAAACGTTTCATAAGATTTTCTGTCACTAAATTTAATAACCATATCATCTATAGTAATAACCTTTCTATCATCAGTTTTAGTAACAGGTTTTTGTTCTCGTGAACTAAGATTAGATAATCTTTTTAAACTATTATGAGAAGACACCTTTATTGTCGGTCGTGTAGCAAGTTGACACTGGATCTCATAATTAATAGCAATGCAAAATAATGCTATAGAATTAACATTGAATAATAGGTCACCTATATGATCTGCTGCATATTTAAAAATATCTTGTTTATATTCATTTCTCATTTTGTCTATCATCTGTAATTGACTTTCAATACTTGACATAGTCCAAATACTACTATCAATGAAAAACGGTATATAGATATGCTGAAGGATTTCCATTGTTATAGGTATATGAGAATCATCTAAACCAGCAGATAAATATGGTTTTGATATAATCTCAACGTCTAAAATTTCAGGATCGACAAATATTGTAGTATAATCAGCTTTACCTAAACCATAACCTGGTTCAAACGAATATATGTCAATAACCGCTAAATTATTTTCTTTCGGATCACTGTTACGTATATGAACCCACCAACTCGTTCCGGATTGCTGTTTATTAGGAATTCTTATAATAAATTCCTCAAAAATGAATGAGAATGGTAGTTTTAAATCTGAATAGGATTTGAATATATTTTTGGCATATTTTACCATTCTATCACAAT